ATCCTGTACCATCTGCTCCTGTAGGTCCTGTTACAGTTGAATCTGCTCCTGTAGGTCCTGTATCGCCTGTATAACTTGTACCATCTGCTCCTGTAGGTCCTGTTACAGTTGAATCTGCTCCTGTAGGTCCTGTATCGCCTGTATAACTTGTACCATCTGCTCCTGTAGGACCTGTATCACCTGTATAACTTGTACCATCTGCTCCAGTAGGTCCTGTTACAGTTGAATCTGCTCCTGTAGGTCCTGTATCACCTGTATATCCTGTACCATCTGCTCCTGTAGGTCCTGTTACAGTTGAATCTGCTCCTGTAGGACCTGTATCACCTGTATATCCTGTACCATCTGCTCCTGTAGGTCCTGTTACAGTTGAATCTGCTCCTGTAGGTCCTGTATCGCCTGTATAACTTGTACCATCTGCTCCTGTAGGACCTGTATCACCTGTATAACTTGTACCATCTGCTCCAGTAGGTCCTGTTACAGTTGAATCTGCTCCTGTAGGTCCTGTATCACCTGTATAACTTATACCATCTGCTCCTGTAGGTCCAGTATCTCCTGTTGCCCCTGTATTAACTGCAGAACCATCAATACCAGTAGGACCTGTATATCCAGTAGGACCTGTATATCCAGTAGGACCTGTATATCCAGTAGGACCTGTATCACCCGTAGGTCCTTTCAAATTTCCTATTTTTGTCCATCCTGGTCCAAATTTAAGAATTCGATTATTTGATCCATCAGTAACATACAAAACTCTCGAAGAATCTATAGTTATTCCATATGGGTAATTAATTGTAGTAATGTTATCTGTAATAGTAATTAAATTTCCAAAATTATCAATTTTATAAACTTGATTATTACCTGCGTCAGTAACATACAAATTGTCCGATGAATCTATAGTTATTCCAATTGGAGTTGTCATAGCATTGCTAGTAACAATAGTAGTTACATTTCCAGATGTATCAATTTTACGAATTACAGAATTAGCGACATCACAAACATATAAATTTCCTGAAGAATACACTATTCCATTTGGAGCATTAAATTGAGCAAGTATTCCATTACCATCTGCAAAAGCTGCTGTACCATCACCAGCTATAGTAGTTACATTACCAGATGTATTAATTTTACGAATTCTTTGATTACCTGTATCAGTAACATATAAATTATCTGAAGAATCTATAGTTATTCCAGATGGCATATCGAATTGAGCATTTGTTCCATTACCATCTGCATAACCTGCTGTACCATCAGTACTACCAGCTATAGTAGTTACATTTCCTAAAGTATCAATCTTACGAATTACATTATTAAATGTATCAGAAACATACAAATTTCCAGATGAATCTATAGTTATTCCATTTGGATTATAAAATTGAGAAAGTAATGGATTACTATCATCTAAATAACCTTGTGTACCATCTCCTGCTACAGTAGTTACAGTTCCTAAAGTATCAATTTTACGAATTACACTATTATTTGTATCGCAAATATACAAATTTCCTGAAGAATACACTATTCCTTGAGGATAACTAAATTGAGCAACTAATGGATTACTATCATCTAAATAACCTTGTGTGCTTCCTGCTATAGTATTTATAACAATACCATATTTAGAAACATCACCATTATCTGTATTTAGATAACTATCTCCTACAGTTCCTGTAAATGAAGGAATACCTATTCCTGAATAAAAAGATATTCCAGTAGGTCCAGTAGATCCAGTAGATCCAGTTACTCCACCAAATGCTGATAAATCTTGCCATAACAAGCATGGATCACCACTAGTACCGTTATAAGTTGAAGTTAATACTTGTCCAACTGTTCCCAAACTTGCATTTTTGTCTTTAATTCCAACCGTTGTAGTAATTCCATAGATGTCAACACCAAAATTACCACCTCCTGGCCCCTGAATTGATGTCTCAATTCTAACATTTCCTGAAGCATCAACGGCAAAAAATTGTCCTTGAACAACTAAATTCTCATTAACATTGTCCCAAGTTAATTTTGAACTTCCTGTTACTCCTCCATCATAATATAAAATAACACCAGTAGGGCCATCAAATACAAATGTTCCAGCAGGTCCTGTAGGTCCTGTTACAGTTGAATCTGCTCCTGTGGGACCTGTATCACCTGTATAACTTGTACCATCTGCTCCTGTAGGACCAGTATCACCTGTATAACTTGTACCATCTGCTCCTGTAGGGCCTGTTACAGTTGAATCTGCTCCTGTAGGACCTGTATCACCTGTATAACTTGTACCATCTGCTCCTGTAGGGCCTGTATCACCTGTATAACTTGTACCATCTGCTCCTGTAGGTCCAGTTACAGTTGAGTCAGCACCTGTAGGACCTGTATCACCTGTATAACTTGTACCATCTGCTCCTGTAGGTCCAGTTACAGTTGAGTCAGCACCTGTAGGACCTGTATCACCTGTATAACTTGTACCATCTGCTCCAGTAGGACCTGTTACAGTTGAGTCAGCACCAGTAGGGCCTGTTACAGTTGAGTCAGCACCTGTAGGACCTGTATCACCTGTATAACTTGTACCATCTGCTCCTGTAGGACCTGTAGCTCCAGTATAAGCTGTTCCATTACCAGCAGGGCCTGTAGGTCCTGTTACAGTTGAATCTGCTCCTGTAGCTCCTGTAGCTCCTGTAGCTCCTGTATACGCCGTTCCATTACCAGCAGGGCCTGTAGGTCCAGTATAACCAGTAGGACCAGTAGGACCAGTATAACCAGTATAACCAGTATAACCAGTATAACCAGTAGGACCAGTATAACCAGTATAACCAGTAGGACCAGTAGGACCAGTAGGACCAGTAGTTCCGCTCTGTTGATAAATAAATCTTCCAACTATTGAATCAGGAAATGTTAATGTTGGAGTATTTGCAACATTAGTTAAAGCAGGTAATCCTGTTGTTTGATTTAATTCGAACACATATCCAACACCGTTAGTTGGTCTTCCTCCTAAAGCTGCTAACTGAATTTTCTTATTAAAACCATTAACATCTTCAAGAGATACTCTTACAGTTGAAGAAGTTTGTGAATCAATTCTTTTTATTTGAAATACACATCCATTAGATGCACTAGTTGTCCACATACCTGTAGAAATTGATAACCCATTATAAGATCCACCATTATAAGTTTGTGAAATTGTATTAGTTAAAGTACACATCCAATAATTTGTAGCTGGTGAATATGTAGTATCTTGTGATACTGATGAAAATGTAACTTGGAGACATATTGGTGGCTCCTTCACCAATGGCATTTATTCTTTCTATATATTAATTTATCATTAATAATCCTAAAATAAATCCATATGGTGTAGTTAAACTTGTATCATTACCAGAACTACCATATACGGTGGCGTCAATAGTAAAGGTCATTACCCATTTATTCGTATTCCATTTAACAGCTACAGCAGAAACGCCCAATGATTGATTCAAAATTAAAGTTTGTGCTTCCCAACTACTAGTTGCTGTATTAAAAACATGAACAGTTCCTAAAAAGATAGGTACTTTTGTTGAAGGATATTTTGTACTATCAAAATTAATAGTAATTGTTGTGGAATTTATAGAATTTATTGATGATATTCCATTTGAAGATAGTGTATCTGCTACAATAGTTCCAAATGCACTTAATGACGGCAATGTAGCAGCTATATAACCAGAAAGTAAACTTCCTCCACTAGGAGCACTCCAAATTACATCATAATTTGTTGATGAATTTTTTGTTAAAACATTTCCTGCACTACCTCCTGAAGGAATACCAGGACCTGTAGGACCTGTAGCTCCAGTTACTCCTGATCCTGTAGGACCTGTATTACCAATAGATCCTTGTAATCCTGTAGGACCTGTATTACCAATAGATCCTTGTAATCCTGTAGGACCTATACTACCAGGAGTACCAGCAGGACCTGTAGGACCTGTTCCACCACCTCCACCACCAGCAGGACCTGTAGGACCTGTAGGACCTGCTCCACCACCCCCACCACCAGCAGGACCTGTAGGACCTGTAGCACCAGGAGTACCAGGAGTACCAGGAGTACCAGGAGTACCAGCAGGACCAGCAGGACCAGCAGGACCAGTAGGACCAGCACCACCTCCACCTCCACCTCCAGGAGTAAAAATTGCTGAATTTGCCCATAATGTTCCACCTGTACCACCAATACGAAATTGCATGTTATCTAAATTAACACCTGGTTCACCTTCTTCTAATCTTGTACCTGCTACACCCCATTGAGAAGTCGTACCTCTTTTCAATTGAATCTGTGTAGTCATTCTTATATTTTATACTTTAAAAATACTTATAAATGTCCACCATTAACATAACAAAGAGCAACAGAATTAGGATCGCCTCCGTTAATATAATAAAATGGATTTGAATTAGGATTACCACCACTCAATACTGGATTTGTATAACATTTTATAGATGGGTTTCCACCATTAATAAAACATGTTGGAATTGAATTGGGATATCCACCATTTATAGTAAACGTAAAAGTTGATCCAGGTAATCCTCCATTTAATATAGAAAGATTGTAACATATAGAAATACAACAGATTGGTCTTCCTAATTTATTTGCAGCATCCTTAGATTTTTGCTTTGCGTTTGGAACTTGTACATTACAATCAAATTCTAAAGGATTATATCTTCTTAGTAACATTATATTATACTTTAAAAAATACTTATAGATGTCCACCGTTTATGTAACAAAGAGCAACAGCATTAGGATCGCCTCCGTTAATATAATAAAATGGACCTGAATTAGGATTACCACCACTCAATACTGGGTTTGTATAGCAGTTTGTAAAAGTTCCACCATTAATAAAACATGATGGAATTGAATTAGGATTACCACCATTTATAGTAAACGTAAAAGTTGATCCAGGTAATCCTCCATTTAATATAGAAAAATTATAACATGGTGATTGACATGGTATACGTGATGAACAATTTGTAGGAATTGTATAATTAATTATTGAAAAATCTGGATTACAATTTATAGAAGAAATATAAGGATTTATTGAAGCTATACCACCTTTATAATGAACTTTTGTATTTTGAGCTTCAGCTAAAATCCTTAATTGTTTTGTACGATTTTTAGATGTAGTAGCAATAGCACCTGTATTATTTCCACTTACACTATTAAAAAAAGGAATTGGTGTCATTTTTTTATGAATAAAAGCACAAGGGTCACACCTCATTTACTTTCTTTACCAGGAATTCTAAGTTTTCGTTTAGGTTTTTTAGATTCAGGAATTTCTTTTGGATTTAATTCTTCAAAATGCTTGCGCGCTTGTTCGATTGGTAAAGCCTTGTATACCATCTCCAGTTTCAATTTGAGGAGTTTGTCCATATTGTGTTAAAGGAACATTTCTTACTGCATTATTCCACGTTCGAGGTTCAAAAGGAATTTTTTGTAATTCTGATGGCGTCCCTGTTCCATAACTAGCATATAAAAAATAAGAAAAAGATCCAATAACAACAACTAATAGAATAACATTAAACCACCATGAAAAAATAGAATCTCGAACATTTTTTACCCATATAAGATTATTTTCAATTTGAGCTGTCGTATCTTTCACTAAATGAAACATATTGTAAAAATATAAGAATATAGAATGGCCTCTTTATCCACATTATATTTCATGTCTATAGTATTAGCAAGTGCTGCAGGTATTGGGTCAACATTTATAGGTAATCGTGTATATCCTATTCAACGTGGTGGAGAAATTACACCTCCAACACCTGAAGAAGTAGCTGCAGCAGCTTTAAAAGCAAGTCAAATGGCCGAAGATTTAGCAGCAGCACAACCTAAACCTACTCCTACTCAACCTACTCCTACTCAACCTACTGAAACGTCTTCAGAGACTCTTCAACAACCGAACAATCCTTCGCAGTAATATTCATCTTATCTAAAATTGTATTCACATATTTATTTGTTACATTATGTCTACATATAAAAATATTTTTGTTTTGACTTCCAAGAATAATACGTATAACTTCGTAATGTTCTTGAGGAGTAAGATTTTTCATACAAATATCCAAATCTGTATTTTTATACATTAAATGTTCACGAATAATATCCATTACTTATTAATTATTTCAGATTGTTAAAATGAATTAAATGGTTTAGCGTAAGGATTAGATCCTAAAGCTTTTACATATACAGGATCAATTCTTTCAGCTTGAGCGTCTTCTTTTAGAGGAGCATTAAATCTGTATGATCCCATTTGTTCAACTGTTCCTGCTGATGCAATAACATTTCCACCATGATTAAATCTTGCAGCATCAATTAAAGCCTTTTCATTACGACTTGATTGTGCAGAATATTGATCGGCTCCAATTGATACACCTGTTCCACTAGATCCAGCAGGTCCAGGTCTTCCTTCTGCAGTTAATCTCATAAATTCTTGATAAGGTTCAGTAAATGCACGAACATAAGGAGCTAATATTGCAATAGATCCACCTGCACTTCCAAAATATTCTTTTTCAGTTGTTTCACGTGCTTGAGGTTTGTAAGGTTGTTGAGCATAAATAGTTGGAGCTGTTTGTGCTCCTACAGCTGTATTTACTCTATCCATACCTAATAACACAAATCGGTCAGGTTTATTTTTAGTTACTCCTGCTTGAATACCTGGAAGAGTTACTGTACTTGCTCCTGGAATTACAGGAGGTTCATAAGATAATTTAGGTTTTGTTGCTACACGAATTTCATCTGTAGTTTTTGGAAGACTAAAATCTCTTAATTGATCTTGTTGAAATCCACCTTTAGGAATATTTGTATATCCATCATCTGCTCCTGGACCAACTTGAAGTTGATCAATTGGAAATACATTCTTCATATTTTGTCCACTTACCATACGAGATTGCATAAACTCTGATTCATTTGAATTACCAAATGGATTTCCTACACCTGGTTTAGAATCAAAAAATGATTTAGATTCACGCTTTTGAAAATATTCCTTTCCAGCTCCTGTATGATTATCTAATACTTGATCTGTTGCTCCTGAATACATAGATTGAGTTACTTTAGCTCCAAAAAAAGGAGTTTGATTATTATGTCCTTGAGTTGTTTGAGAATGAACTACTTCATCATTAAATTCTTTTGTAGGTTTAGGTTCTAGAAGTTCAAAATTTTCAACTGAATCTCCAGTTTTTATTTGGTCTTTGGCTAATAAATATCCAACAGCACCCAATCCTAATAAAAGTGCCACTTCAATCATTCTTTATATTTGAAACCTTACTTTTTCTTCTCTGATCTTGCGGATTCTGGAATAGGTTGATTTGCAATAACTTTTTGGCGATTATCATGTTGCCATGTCATATTACGATGCGTTTGATCTATTTGTGATGAATGTTGTGAAACAGATGCAAAAGGTGTTGGATCATCTGGAACAAAAATATCTTTTTTTATAGGAGTTTGTAAAGCATAATTCATTTTATTACTTTAAGATAATTTAAGTGAAGGAATATCCCATTTTGACCAACCACTTCTATTAAACGCTGAAATATCCATATTAGAAATCATACCTTTAAATTTGGATACCATATTATCAAATACAGATTTATCTACACTTGAAATTGGAATAGGAAATTTAACAGTATCATTTTTAGGTTTTACACCATAACAATTTACTCCAAATTTATTTGTTGGATCAAAATATCCACCATTTATTCCAGGTCTACCACATTTTGTTCTTTTTGTTATTTCATTTTCTTGTTGTAATTTTTGCCATGTAGATTTTTGAGTAGGAAAAAGGGCCATACCACCTTGTGTCCAACCATATCCACACCATTCAGCTCCTGCAGAATATGCATCATTTATTTGTTCGTATGTAGCAAAATCAGATTCATACGCAGCACAAACTGCAGCAGCTTCATCATATGTATATTTATTTCCTCCAATATGAAATACTTCTTTTCTTTCAATTGGCATAACAGGAATAATTGTTTTAGGTTCTGAATGTGGAACAGGAGCCTTTTCAAAAAACCCTATATGAATATTTCCATCTTGTTTTCTTTCAATAGTTAAATATCCCATTTTAAAAAGGATATAACCAAGAATACCTATAAGTATTAAAACAACTAAAAGAGACATAATACTTCCTGTAGAAACTACAACTACTACAGAAAGTAATGCTAATCCAGCCATAGCAACCATAAATATTGTTGGTGTTGGCAACATGTTTGTTGTTGACATCTTTCTTAATTATCTAAACGATAATAAATCAAAATTCTCATTTTATTTGAAATTGGAAATTGTTTAGGTCCATGTTCATGTATACGAGTATCATCTAATGTATACCACGATGTTCCTAATGGTAAACTACGACCATATCCCCACCAATGTGAACCATTATAACAACTTACAGATAAAAGTACATATTTACGTTTATTAAGAATAAGAACACTTGAATAATCTACAGATCCTATTGTTGGTAGCATATGAAATACCATAACTTTTGGAAAAGAACCAATTAATTGTTGTTTTGTACAACCTTCTTTTTTACATAATTCACATTTCCATTCAAGAATTTCTTCTACTTTAGTAGAATTTAAAATAGATTCTACAATAGACATTCTTTTATTTGCCGAAATAGAAAACTCGGTAAGTTTATCTTCACGAATTTGTTTATCTTTACAATTATTACATATTCTAATTTCTCCTATTTTAAATCGAACTAAATCATCTAGAACTGGAATTTTATCACAAAGATATTGGAATAATTCATGTGAATCTCCAATATCATGTCCTGCAGGAAGAGTTGCTGTTCGAACAGACTCAAAGAATTCTTTTAACCCTTCTTCTCCTTTTGATTTCCATATTGTTTGAAGAGACATATCTATAACATTAGATGTGTCTGCTTTATCATTTGAATATCTTTCTTGCATGTCCGGTATTTTAAACACCGCTTGAATACATGTATTTACCCAACAACTTCCTCGAAAATTTTGTAAACCGAACATTTTATCTTTGGAACTTGGAAAAGTCTGTTAAAAATGGCTGCGGTTCGTTTTTGTCGTGAGGAAATGCTTTTTTGAAATCTGGATTAAATTGATAAGTTGATTCATTAGGATCTACAAAATCAGATACTTGTTTTCCATATTGATTATATTTTTCTGAATGAACTTCTTTACCTTTTCCAAATTCATTATATTTTTCTGAATGAACTTCTTTACCTTTTCCAAATTCATTATATTTTTCTGAACTCTTTCCAGGAATAGGTGTTATTTCAGGTCCGTATATATCAGGATACGCACTAACTTCATTTGTATCAGAATTAATTGTTTCATAATCATGTAATACAGATTTACCTTTTACAGTTTTTGGTCCATAGACTTCTTCTGAATTCTTTTTTGTAGACGAAGTCCCATCTTTTTCAAATTCGTTTAAAGTATTTATCAAATCTTTATTCGTCATATTCTCTTTTGAAGAACGATAAAATAAAAGCACTAAACTAATTAACAATAATAGAAGAAGTATACTTTCCATTCTTCTCTTTATTCAAAGTAATGATATCTCTTTTTTGGACATTTGCTGGATTTATTGTAGGACTTTTAATTGTTTCTGTTTTTATACCACCTTTACGTGATGAATTGAAAACTCCAACTCCAAATGATAAAACACCTTTACATACAAAAACAGGATGTGTTCGATTTAAATCTGTTGAAGTTCCTTGTAAAGAAGATTCATCCTCACTTAATATCATCGCGTCTCAAAATAAATGAACCCTGTATCAAAAGATACATTACCCCTTCTGTCTTTTATCATAGGATTAGGTATTGCTATAATGTTATTTCATAAACCATTTCAAACACGACTTACATTAGCTATTCCTTCAGATCAAGTTGAAGGAAAAACATTCAAGTTCAATAAAAAATGCTATCAATATCATGCGGAGGATACGGAATGTGAAATCCTCTCTTCTAAATAAAATGGCAGATGGTGCAACTGATTTATCTGAATTATTAGGAAGTGGTCCTGTTCAAACTAATTTACCGCAATCAACTACTTTTTCTCCTATTGTAACAGGTGGTGTAACTCCTTTTATTGATCCTCAACCATCTCAAGCTGCTGTATCTTATAAACCTCAAAGTCATATGTTTAGTTCCATAAGATTCGCAGTAAAAAATTTTATGGTTTATTTTGGATTTTTCGCAGCTGCTCTTATTATTTCATTATCTACACCAAGATCATTAATTTTACAATATATTCCTAATACATATACATCAGGTGGAGTTCCTTCATATATGGGTGCAGCTATTCTAGCAGGTGTGGCTGTTCTTATCGCATATGTTATTGGAACTTTATTTGGATCATTAATTTGAATATAAAACTTTAAGAAGACCATATTTTTCTATACATTTTTGGAGAAATATTTGACAATCAGAACAAGGTTTAGAACTAAGAATTTCACCTTGTTTATTTATTCGAACAACAATCAAAATACAACCATGAAGTTGTGATACGTCACCAAAACGTTTCACAACAGCACGTTCTGCGTGTAGAGTTGTGTCTGACCATCCACATCCCCTAGACCTACTACCAATTTTATTTCTTGATGAAGCTATTAATTTATTTCTTCTGTAAAGTTCTGCATAATGTAAACTTGTATTATGAACTGGTTTATATTCCATTACAATTTTCAAATATAACTAATTTAAATCGGTTTTACATATAAGAATAAATGGATAAGTTGTGGGATAGATATAGACAACATTCTCGTGGATGGGAAAAAGATTCTATTGCCATAGTTCATTTACGTATTCTTCTTGGTCCAGCTTTTAAAGTAGATAATTTAATGGATGATTTTGGTATTACACATGTAGTTAATTGTGCAGGTCCAGAATATTCATCTAAAAAATTTATAGAAGAATTTCCAGGAAGACACGCTTGTATTTCTGCTATTGATTCTGTATATGAAGATATTACAAAATGGTATCCTTTATTTGAATCAACAATGAATATGTTTCTTACAGATCCTAGTTGTCGTACTATATATGTTCATTGTCAATGTGGAATTAATCGTAGTGCATTTTTATTATTAATATTTATATGTTTGAAATTTGATGTTGAACCTGAAGCAATAATTAGAAATATTTTAATACAACGACCTTGTGCATTTACAAATATTACATATAGAGAACAAGCACTTGAATATATCAAAAAACATCGGTTAGATTAATAATGGCAGACGCAGGTAAAAATTCAATGTGGTCACATTTATCTGAAAAATCAGGATCAGCTGTAACAAGTATTATAGGCCCAGACTATTCTTATTCTGATCATATTAAACCTCCATCTTCAATGGGTGTTGGTTCATCAGGAACATTTAGTCAAATTGGAAGAAATGTAAATGGAATTCTATATTATGTTGGAACATTAATTACAGGAAATCCTCCACTTGGAAATCAATTTTATATTAATACTGGTGGAACATGTACTGGTCCTGATGGCCAATTAAAACCAAGATTTAATTTTATTAATAATAAATCATCAGGTGAAAATGCTCTTCCTGCTTCTATGAAAGAATTGGGAGCAGGATTTAATGGTCTTATACCTGGTGTAGTTTCTGATATTGGAGGATTAAATCCAACATATATTTTTTCATCTATTGCATCAGATGTTTCTCCTGCTTGTAAATGTTATCAATGTGGAGAAGCTCCAGGATTTAAATATTTAACTCCTTCATTAAGTCCTGATTTTAATTTAAAAGATTGTAAAGAAGTTGATAGTTCAAAATGTGAGAGTCCTGAACAATTTTCAAATATGCATGAAGACAAGGCAGTTCCAACAATTTTAGCAGGATTGGTACTTGCATATTTCGTATTTTCAGGTAAGTAATTAAACTTTAATAAAAATGGACAATGTTTTTAGAATTAAAAAAACACGGAGTACAATTGTAAATTCTAAAGCTCAAGAAATAGTTTCTGGAACTTTAGATTCTATACATCAAAATATAGTTTCATCTATGAAAAATATTTCGATTAATTTAGAAGAACTTCGAAAAAGAGAAATTGAATTAGAAACACAACTTGAAGATAATATTGAAATACATAATATAACAAAAATTCAAGAAGAACTTCAAAGTATTAAAAAAAGATTAGCTCAAGAAGATCCATTAAAAGATTATCTTTTAAAAAACTCTGATATTTTTTTGAAATATTATGATTCTATTGAAAGAGGACATTCTGTAACTAGTACACCTTTAGATCAAAATACATTTTTAAGATATTTATCTTCACAAAATGTATCATCTGTATCTAAAAAAGATTTATATGAAGAATTTACATCACGTATGAAATTAAATGTAGTTCAAGAAAATGAAAAGCATAATGATACAATAGAAAATTGTGATAGATGTAATATTGCTCGTGAAGAATCTTCAGAAGAAGGAATATTAATATGTCCAAAATGTGGTTCAGAAGAATATATGTTAGTTGTTTCAGATTTTCCTTCTTTTCGTGATCCACCAAAAGAACGTAATAATTATGCTTATAAGAAAATTAATCATTTGAATGAAATTTTAAATCAATTTCAAGCAAAAGAATCTACAATTATTCCTGACGAAGTTATGAATGAAGTTGTATTAGAAATTAAAAAACGACGAATTCAGAATGTAGCAGATATAACTGAAACTGCTATGCGAGAAATATTAAAGAAATTAAATCGTTCTAAATATTACGAACATGCCACCCATATCATATCACGACTTAATGGAAACCCACCGCCTACAATCACACCAGAAATTGAAGAAAAAATCCGTAACATGTTTCAAGAAATTCAGGCACCATTCATTTTATATTGTCCTGATGATCGTACTAATTTTCTATCTTATTCTTATATATTATACAAATTCTTTGAATTGTTAGAATTAGATGAATATAAAGTATATTTTCCTTTACTAAAATCACGTGATCGTTTAATATCACATGATATAATTTGGGAAAAAATCTGTGAATATTTGAAATGGGAATTTATTAGGAGTGTTTAAAGTTTATAACCATCTATATGTGATTTAGCATAACATCCACTTGCTATATGACTATCTCTTCCACATCTTTGACAAAGTGGAGTTTCCGTTAATTCTTGAAAATCAACATATTCATCATCATTTGTCGGAAAATTAATAATTACACCATTAGAAATATTAAGTAGTTTCATATACATTTGACATTGTGTTGAATGACTATCTTTTATAGATGCTCCTCTTTTTAATTCAACTACTAGTTTTTTATCAATAACTAAATCTGCTCTAACCTTACCAATTTCAACTCCTTCAAACATTACAGGAATATTAAGTTCAGATTCAAATGGGATGTTATCTCTTTTTAAAATAACTTCTAAAGCGTTATGATAAATTCTTTCACTAAATCCTCCTCCTAATGTTTTGAAAACTGTTTCTGCTGATCTTTTTAAGTGTTGCATTTTAACTTAAAAAATCTAACACACTTTAAATCCATTTTTCAAATTAATAATACCATCTTTTAAAAGGTAATCCTCCTGTAGAAGAATTACGATACTCTGTGTGTATTTTTTTTATTCTTTCCCAATATGGTTTACTATATACTACATCATACCCTTTTGTAATATTCTCCCAAATATCTTCATTATCATATGTTCCTCCTATAAGTGTATTTATTTTAGGAAGTATCATATTTGGTTTACGAATAGGTATAGGATAATTTGAACGTTGAATAGTTCCTTTCCATAAAAGATGTTCATTAAATGGTTTTTGCATTCTTATTATAAATTAAAAAAGAGTTATTGTAATTCGTTTTTCTAAGTCCAATCAATTACAATATATGAATATATTGCTGATTTTATAAATCCAGTATCCATAATATCAGTTCCATATGTGCGTCTATCTTTTCCTCTAAACATTAAAGTGTCTTTCACAATACAATCAGGAAATAAATATTGAAGTCTTTCAATAATTTCAGTTATATTTTTTGTGTAAAATTGTTTATCATATGCAGATATTTGATAACGATATGAAGTTTGTGTATTATTCATTGCTTGTTCGACAGCATTAATATAAATTTCTTCAATAACTTGATTTATTCTTTTATGACGAATTTCTTCATCTTTTAAGAATTTTAGTTGACGCATAGTTTCACGATTCATTGGATTAAGATTCATTTTGACTAAAAAATCTTCCAACACTTTTAATTCGTTTTAATCATAATAAGTTTGTTCAATCCAATCCATATACTCTAAATATTGTTCATACTCGAAATCGTAATCATCGTCTTCGAGTATAAATAATTGTATTCTTTCTTCACTCATTGAAACTATTGTATTGTAATCCATCCTGAAATATGTTTCTTTGAAGTTTAAGTATCCGTTTTACAATCTCCAGATGGAAGTTTTCTAGAATTTCCAGGACAAGGAGGATCTACTTTTGTACTTGGATTCTCAAATCTTTCAAATACTGTTTCTAAATATTCATGTAAATAATGATATACAATCGCAAATAATAGAGCATGAACTACAAGTTGTGTATAAAATGATGCGTGACTTGGAAATGCAAAGAATACACGAGGAACTAAAAGATAAAATAACCCAGCTTTTAATACTATTGACCACAACATATTTATTATAAAGCAATTATCTTCTTCTGTATGCATTCCCTAATAATAAAAATAAGAATATCTCGAACATCTATTGTAAAATAGGTTCATAAGTTTTACGACCTACAGGAACGCAATCAGGTAAACCACCTTGATTTACTCCAGGAACATATCCATTAGGACAAGGAGTTTGAGCAGATCCTACATAATTCGCAAACGCTTCAGGATAACCTTTTACTACATGCCAATAATAACGCATAACAAGTGTTAAACTTACAACAAATAATAATGTATGAACAACCAAAACTGTTGTTCGAGAGCCGTGTTTAGGAAATGTAAACAATACACCTGGAACAAAAGTTAGAAATACTAGAGCAGATAACACAGGACTGATTAAATCCATTTATAATGTATAAAAGGTTTTTTAACGACGAGGAAATGCCATTCGCATTGCATAACTACTTACTAAAGCAAAGAGAACAGCGTGGACTGCGAGAACAGTCATACGAGATCCACCAGGAGGGAGAGTTACAAGAACACCAGGAACAAGGAGGGCGAACAATAGCGCACTTAATAAAAGTTTAGTCCACATTTTATTTTCTACCGCGAGTTTTTCTTTTGGATATATTTATTAAAAATTGAGCTCGACGTCTGGTTTTTAATGTATGTTTTTTAGGATGTTTCAAAACATTTTTCGCAAATTTTATTGAAGATGTATGAGCTCTTTTACTTTGTTTTGTAAACGCACCCTTATCCATATGTGCTACTACTTCTTGTATCCATCTTTTATTTCCTCCTTGGCTACAACTCATTTATCATCTGTAAAAGAATTCTTCTTAGGACATGAAGAACATCCAACTACTTTAACTTTTGAAGAAACACTATACGCATACCATCCTGCTGCTAATATAAATAGAAGTATAGCTAACCAATACATTTATTTTTGTAACAAGAGTTTTCACTTACCATGATAAACTTAATACAATGGGAATACCGTTTTATTTTGCAAGTTTATCAAAATCTCATAAAGGTATTATTCAAGTCGTAAAACAAATTGATGTTGATGTATTTGTAATAGATTTTAATTGTTTAATACATCGTTATTTAAAAGATGAAGATCCAATTACAAGTGTTATAGAAGCTCTTGAATATATAAATAATACATTTTGTAAATCTCGACTTTTAATTATTGCTATGGATGGATTAGTTCCATATGGAAAAATAGTTCAACAAAGATATCGTCGAATGCGTATAAAAGAAGAAGGAATATTTGATAGAAATCAAATTTCACCTGATACACCTTATATGCGAGATTTAGAACAAGTATTAAAATCTAGATTTCCTTATGCAATTATAAATGGAACAAACCTTCCAGGTGAAGGTGAACATAAAATGATTATAGAATTACAAAAACTTCCAGAAAATAGAAGAAAATCTATTTGTATATATGGATTAGATGCTGATTTAATTTTAATTGCTTTACAACATCATACACTTTCACAACCAAATCAAATGTTTCTTCTTCGTGAAAGTTCAGAATTTAATGATCCTAAACTTAAATCTGCAGAATTTGCTACTTTAAATATATGGAACCTTTTTGAACAATTACCTTTGAATATTGAACAATATATAGCATTAAGTATTCTTTGTTTTGGTAATGATTTTATGCCTAATTTAGCTATGTTTTCTTTAAGAGAAGGTGGATATGAAAGAGCGTTAGATATGTATCTTAAATCAGGAAATCCTAATTTATTAACACTTGAAGGTCGTAAAACATTTTTTAAATATTGTTCATTACATGAAATGAATGTTTTAGTGGAATGTATTCAAAGACGTAGAAGACCTGAAGAAAAAGCTTTATTAGGGAAAGATAATTCATTATTTCTTAAAAAATATAGATTACATGTTTTAGATGGTGTAAAAAATATACAACCTGTTGTTGAATCTTATTGGAAAACATTTCATTGGACACAATATTATTTTAAGAATTCAAAACCAAAAAATTGGTCATGGTCATATCCTTATTCAGATGCTCCACTTATTCAAGATATTGTTCAATATAACGAATGTAATATTGAAGAAGAACCTCTTAATTTTACAGTAACAAAACAATTACAATTTATAATGCCTTCGAAATCTTTAAGAAAAGCAAGACGTCTTGTATTATTTCCTGATGAGCTTCATTCTGAAACAAGAAATCCATGGATGAAACGACATGATTGGGAAATGAAACCTAGAATTTCTTTACCATGGAATCCAAAAGATAAACTTACTAGCGTTTCCACAACTTTCTAATAAAAGAATTTACGTTTCCTGTAGGTCTTATCATACCAGCAGCATAATGAATTGTATCAAAAAATATTTCAGATTCTGGAAATTCTATATCATAAGAACCTTCACGTAAATTCCAATATTCAGAATTAATCTTTTGCATTTTTTGGGCACTTTGTAAAGCCATTACAGCAGCTGAACCTGTAAATTGAAAACTACTCCAATTTCTAATTACATGTTCTATATATCTTTGACGAAATTCTTGTTGAGTTGTATATGTTGTAGCATTTTTTAAAAATTGTAAAGATTCAGCAACACTTTTAGGTGAAGGTTTATTTAATTTTCTATTTACTGTATTATGAATTCTAATAATAGCTAAAAATAAATGATATTTGCTCATATTCCATTCAGGATGGTTTGATTTATATTTTAAAAACATAGAATCAAAATCATCTTTACAATGTGGACATGTTATTGAACCTCTAAAAGCTTCCATAAATTGATTTAAAATTTCAACATCATATGATGTAGGATTATCAGGATAACAAACAGATATTGAATGTAAAGTCATCCATCCCATAGGTCCCCAAATAGCAGTCATTCTAATATACATTACCTAGAAATTAATCCTGCTTGTATTGCCGCTTTTAATACTTCATCTTTTAAGTTATCAGGTAAATTTTCACCTATTCGTAATTCTTTAAGTTTTCGGTTTTTTTGTTTTCTTGTTAATTTAGGATGTTTTTTATTAGATTCAAATCGAATTCGAACAGTAGTCTTTCCTCTTTTTATAGGTGGTTGTTTAGATGGATTTTTGACTGGTTTTAAAATACCTTTTGGAAAAGATCTTATAGTTTTAGGTTTTTTAGATTCTAATTTTGGTATTAAAATTTTAGGCTCTGCTCCAACTTTTGTAATTTTAACAGCTTCCATTATTAAAAACGAATGATAATCATTTACGACGAAAAGTGTTCATACTAATACGATGGAATGGGAAACAATCAAAACATATTTTCAAGCCGAAGGTGTTCAAAAACTTGTAGAGCATCAAATTGAATCTTTTGAAGATTTTATAAGAAATAAAATACCTCTTATTGTTTCATCTACAGCACCCATTGTTGTATGGCATCAACAAGATGAACAAACAAAAAAATATAAATATGAATTAAGATTAGGATTTGAAAATATAACATATATGAAACCAAGAATTCAAGAAGCTACAGGACGTATTAAACCAATGTTTCCTCAAGAAGCAAGAGCACGTAATTTTACATACGCGGCACAAATGTTTTGCGATGTTCGATTTACTGCTAGAACATATAAAGGTACATCTTTAACTGAATTTGATGATAGTGTAAAAATATTTGAAGGAGTTTCTTTAGGAAAAATTCCAGTTATGTTAGGTTCATCACTTTGTATTATGAATGATTATCCTCTCAGTAAAAAAGAGATTGGTGAATGTCCGTATGATCCATTTGGTTATTTTATTATTCATGGTTCTGAAAGAACTATTTTATCACAAGAAAAAGTTGCTGATAATCGAACTATGATTTTCCATAGTAAAAAATCTTCTGCAAAATTTTCATATTCAGCAGAATTTAAATCATTACATGAATCTTTTACATCACCACCTAAAAAATTAGAAATTCGTATATCATCAAAATTTAATGGACTTGGATATCCTTTAACATTTTGTATTCCAAGATTTCAAGAAGATATTCCTTTAATGGTTTTATTTAGAGCATTAGGAGTTGAAAATGATGAAACAATTGCTGAAATTATATGTCCTGATAAAGAATATATTGAATTATTAGGAGCATCTTTTAAAGAATGTTCTGATATAAATATCTATTCAAAATTAGATGCTATTCAATATCTAACAAATCGTCTTCAATATGCTACAAATTTAGAAGATAAACGTTCCTATGTATTAAGTCTTCTTGATTCTGAATGTCTTCCACATGTAAAATTTGCTGGAGATACATCTTCTCATGAAATATTATGTTCAAGAAAAATTATTATAGTATCAAGAATAGTTCGAAAACTTCTTCTTGCTTCAGAAGGTGTTGTAAAAGTTGATGATCGTGATTCATATCCAAATAAACGTGTTGTTTCAACAGGTGCTTTATTAACTCATTTATTTCGTCAATTATTTCAAAAAGCTTGTAAAGATATACGAAGTAAATTTGTTCATGAAGTAAATAATGATACATGGAAACGAGGAGATACACCAAGACCTTTAGAAATTTTAAATGTAAATAATCTTTATAAAATTCTGAAAGTTTCTACAATTGAAGGAAAATTAAAACAAGCTTTAGCTACAGGAAATTTTACAGTTCAAGGACTTGGTATAACATCTACTATTTCAAACGCTACAAAAATGGGTGTTTCACAAGTTTTAAATCGTCTTTCATATTCTGCAACATTAAGTCATGTAAGAAGAATTCAAACACCTATAGAAAAATCTGGTAAATTATTAGCTCCACGTAAATTACATGGAACTTCATGGGGATATGTATGTCCTGTTGAAACTCCTGAAGGTCATTCTGTTGGAATTGTAAAAACTATGGCAATGTTAACATCTATTACTCAACATACATCATCTAAAATAGTTCTTAACGTATTAGAAGATACAAATATTGAATGGGTCAATCAATCAAAACATTATGATGGAACATCTATTAATTTGAATGGAGTTATTATAGGATATACAACTAAACCTTATGAAATTCATAATCTTTTAAGAGATTCGAAACGTAAATTTATATTACATCCACATACAGGTATTTCTTGGAATATTGATGAATTTACAATAAATATTGAAACAGATGGTGGAAGATTTGTTCGACCTTTATTTCGTGTATCCGATGGTAAGATTTTAGATGGACCTAAAAATCCAAAAAATTGGAATGATTGGGTAACTACAAATTTAGAATATATTGATCCTTGTGAAACTGAAGTAATTCGTGTAGCTATGTTACAATCTGAAATTACAAAAGTTCATACACATTGTGAAATTCATCCAACTTTAATTTTAGGACATATGGCTTCAAGTATTCCATTTAGTGATCATAATCAATCTCCTCGTAACACATATCAATCTGCTATGGGAAAACAAGCTATGGGTATATTTGCTCGTAATTATTCAAATCGTCTAGATAAAAATGGGTATATTTTATGTAGTCCTATGCGTCCTATTGTAGAAACACGTATGATGAATATTTTAGATACTCATCAAATGCCTTCAGGTGATAATATAATTGTAGCTATTGGTTGTTATGGTGGATATAATCAAGAAGATTCAGTTATTTTAAATCGTGGATCTGTAAATCGTGGATTGTTTCGAACTCTGTATTATACAATTTATAAAGATGAAGAACATAGAAATATAGCTTCAGGTAAAGAAGAAAAGTTTACAAAACCTCGTCGTGAAAATACTCGTGGATTTAAAACATCTTCATATCATGCTATTGCAGATAATGGTGTTCCTATTTTACATTCTAAAATTAAAGAAAATGATATTATTATTGGAAAAGTAACTTCAATTAAAAATGACGCAAATAATTATCAATATCGTGATTCTTCAACAACACATAAAAATTCGGAAGAATGTCGTGTAGATGGTGTATGGCAAGACAGAAATTCAGATGGATATCCTTTTGTAAAAGTTCGTGTTGTTTCTGAACGTGTTCCTGATATTGGAGATAAATTCAGTTCAAGACATGGACAAAAAGGAACATGTGGAATTATTCTGAATGAAGAAGATATGCCATTTGCGGCAAGTGGATTAAGACCTGATTTGATTATGAATCCACACGCTGTTCCTTCACGTATGACTATTGCACAATTAATGGAAACTATGTATGGAAAAATATGTTGTGAAAAAGGAACTTTAGGTGATGGAACTCCTTATTCACATTTACCTGTAGGAAATATTCGTGAACAGCTTCTACAGTTAGGAATGCATCCTTATGGAAATGAGATTTTATATAATGGTCAAACAGGTGAAATGATGGAATCTGAGATATTTATGGGACCTACATTTTATCAGCGTTTGAAACACATGGTAATTGATAAAAAACATTCACGTGCAAGAGGACCTATTGTTTCTCTAACTCGTCAACCTTGTGAAGGTAGATCACGTGATGGTGGTTTACGAGTAGGTGAAATGGAACGTGATTGTATGATTAGTCATGGAGTTTCTATGTTTACAAAAGAACGTTTGATGGATGTCTCAGATCCTTTTACAACAGGATTTTGTAAATCTTGTGGAACTTTAGCTGTAGTAAATCCTAAAGAAAACATTTATCATTGTGGAACTTGTGGAATTCAAACACAATTTGAAATGAAAACTATTCCTTATGCAGTGAAACTATGGAGTCAAGAATTAGAAGCTATGCATATTATGCCTCGTATGGTATTTGAGTAAAGTTCCAACCATCTTTATAAAGGACTGTACAGCCCATTGATTCGTCAAAAAATAAAGGATAACCATCTTCATTCAAATGAGAAATACTCTTTTTAATGTTGTTTTCATTGTATCACATCCTCCTGCTTCATGGTGTATTAAAATTTGAAATATTATTTTGAGCGTAATGGATACATTTAATTATCCGCTTAGAAAATATGGATTAATAAAGATTCGCAATCCTTTATTGAATTCTACATGTTCGCAAGTTTTATCACCATTATATTTCTTGGATTTTATAGCAGAAGTTTTATATAATGCCATACCTCCAAATGCTGATTCGCAAAGAATCCATTTAGAATTTTGAGGTATATTAATCATAAATTTATCTACATATTTTTCACGATGAGGAGGTATTTTTCGAAGTTTTCGTTGAATTATTTTTGTAATATCATATTTATTTGTCATTTTTCGAAATTCTTTATAAATTGATTTTGTAATATCATATTTATTTACCATTTCCCAACAATCAAAATCAATACCTAATTCATAAGATCTTAAAGCCCAAATATCATAATATTTATCTACTCTATTAGATGCTATACAATCCCAATCATTTCTTGAAAAACATGAATTTAATTGTTCTTTAAAATTATTTTGGACATTCAGGATATCATCTAAATCAACAACTAAAAGATAATCATGATCAGTAATATATTTCAAGTATTCATTACGACATCTTGAAATACGTTGTGTTCTTGACCCTTCTAAATTTCCCATAGAAATAATTTTTATGTTTTGTTTTCCTAAACCCCAAGTTCTTAATAAATCCAAAGTGTTATCTTCTGAATTAGATTCTACAATTACCATATCGTAAGAATCTATTACTGAAAATATTTTTTCTAATGATAATTGAACATTTGACCAAGTAGAAGAAATATTACGTGCAGTTCCTGCGATCAAATACTTCATTAATTATATTATAATAATTGAAATAATGAAAATGTCTAATACATTTAATACTAAATGGGGAATAATTGAAATGCCTTCAAATGAAGCCTTTATTTCTATTCCATTTAAACAAGGAAGTTATTGGGATATCGATACTTTATTAAAACTTGAATCATATATTCCTAAAAATAGAAACATTTTAGAAATTGGAGGTCATGTTGGAACTTCTACAGTAGTATACGCATCATTCTTAAATAAAGATTCAAAATATTGGGTATTTGAACCACAGTCAAAAATGTTTTCATACCTTCAAAAAAATATTAAACATAATAATTTAGAAAGTATTGTGAAACCAATTCATGGAAGTGCATTTTGCTATTCTGGAAAGATGAATATGAACTTTACACCAGTAGATGGTCCTAATGTAAACTTTCCATTACATTTTTTAAACCAAAGAAATATGGATGTTAATTATGGAGGATTAACTGTTGGAAAAAAAGGAGAAGAGATAAATTGTTATAAATTAGATGATTGTTCTGAAATAGACAATATTGGATTTATTCATTGCGATGCACAAGGTTCTGAACCATTTTTATTTTATGGTAGTCAAGAACTTATACGTAAAAATCGACCAGTAATTTTGTATGAAGATAAAACTCTAGGTGCTGGACCACAATTACATAAAAATGTGTGTTTATCATATCCTGAATATATATCGCATTCAAATTTTGATATTTCAGAGTTTTGTTTAAGAGAACTTGGTTATTCACAAATTATAAAAAGATTTAATAATTCTGAAGATAATTTATTGATTCCTTAAATTTTAATTTTATGATCACATATATCAAGTAAACTACGAGAAGCAACAAAATACATTATATAAAACGGATTATAATTTATTTTTATATTAAAATCATAATAATGTCTCTCGAAGTTGTTGTTGGTCCTATGTTTTCAGGTAAATCAAGTTATGCGTTATCTTATGTAAGAAGACAACGTGCAATTGGAAAATTAGTTTTAATAATTAAACCAAAAATTGATAATCGATATTCTTTAGAAAATGTTATCGTAACACACGATAATGAACGTCTTTCATGTGTTGTTTGGGATACAAGAGATATGTTATGTTCATTTACAGATTTCAATTATGATTGTTATGTTATTGAAGAAGCACAATTCTTTCAAGGTCTAAAACATTTCTGTGAAATTCTTTTAAAATATTCTAAAAATATTTTAGTTGTAGGATTAGATGGTTGTGCTAAACAAAATAAATTTGGAGAAATTCTTGATATTATACCTCTTTGTTCATCTGTAAAAAAATTAAATGCTTTGTGTTTTCTATGTAAAGATGGAACTTTAGCGCCATATACAAAAAGTAATAAAGTTCCAGAATGTCAAATTGATGTTGGAGGTGCCGAGAAATACGTAGCAGTTTGTCTAAGACATCTTACAAATGAATAAGTATTTTATTGAGTTAGCAGGAACAGTCGCTTTTTTATACTCTTTATTATTATCTGAAGGAAATCCTATAATAATATCCATAGTATATTTTGCTGTATCTATGATTGGTGAAGGAATTACTACAGGATATTTTAATCCTCTTGGTTCATTTCTTATGTTTTTTATTGGAAGAGTAACATTTGAAGATTTCTTTTACAATGTGATAACACAATTTGTAGCTATGGGATGTGTAGCAATCACATTTTTACCTGTAAAGGCTTACATAGATCTTGCTTCATAATTATTAAAATGAGTTTATATGTTTATGTAAAAGATGAAAATCATCGTTCAGATATGATGGAATTTCATAAAACTAGTAGACCTACAGATTCTGGATTTGATTTATTGGCACTTCCACAAACTTTAGAATTACCTTTGCATGATAGATACGCTCTAGGATATGAAATAAAAACAGGTATTCATTTTGCTGCTCTAAATGAAGGAAATCCTGTTCCTTATCTTTTAATAGCAAGATCATCAACTTCATTAACACCATTAAGAATGTCTAATCAGCTTGGGTTAGCTGATGCAGGATATCGTGGTGAATTAATTGCAAGAGTTGATTGTTTTTCATCTTCGATTTCATACGAAATTCGAAAAAATCGTAGATTATTTCAAGTATGCCAATATAACTTTTTACCTTGGAAAGAAATTATATTTGTAGATAATTTGGAAGATTTACCTGCTGCTCCTGATAATCGTGGAGAAGGTGGATTTGGATCTACAGGTAATTAAATAATATAGCGTTGAATTATTACATATAAAAAAATATACATTATTAATGGAGAGACCTATTCTTGAATGTATTGCTATATCTACAACGTCTGATGAGATACGTTCTGGAAAATTAAATATGTTAATTGATTCGTTGTGTGAAGAACAAAAAAATAATCTAGATTTAATCGTTTTTGTAAATAATGATTCGTATAACAAACAACAATTGTATAAATTATATAGTTCAAAATTTAATAAGATTTTTATAGTGAATCTCAATATTCATCCAAATGATGACGTATATATTAGATCGAAGATAAGTGAAAATCAAAACCCAACGGCTAATCCAAAATATGGATTAAAAAGTGGACCAAATATTATGTTTTTTAACATTATAAAATATTGTCAACATTATGATACTATACTTTTATTAGAATATGATTGTATATGTGAAAAAAATTTTATTTCAAAATGTATAGATTACATAGATAAAACCCCAAATTTTTTAATTTCTGGTAGTATATATTTAGGAAGTGTTAAAGTACACGAAAGTATTAGAAATCATTTAAATGGAGTTGCGTTTTATAGAACGGGATCAACTGAATTTCAAGATATTATTAATCAAGTTGAAGAACATTTGTTATACCAAAATAGAATAACGCCATATTACGACGTAGCATATGATGTTCTAATTTACACGTTTATAGCAAAAAATTACAGAAATTTAATTGATTATAAGTATATAACAAATAATTTAATAGTAAATTACTCTTTACCAAATGATAGAGTTATCAGTTTAACAACTATAAGGGAAGTCCATTCGAATTGTGTAATAATACATAAAAAGTTATAAAAATAAATGGGCATTTTCAGGAGATGTTTCGATTAAGAAATCACTAATTATAAACATCTTTAAATTTTGATTTGAAAATTGTAAATTAAAATTTTTATAATTATCTGAAATATATTTTAAGTTATTTTTAAAAATGCTTGTTTTATATACTGCAAATCCACCAAATGCAGATTTTACCATAATTAAACCAGAATTAGAAGGAATATGTTTCTTGTATGGTATTTCATTTTTTTCTAGAACTAAATTTTCTAAATCATAATATTTATACGTTTGATTTGCAAAACATATATCCCAATCAAGCATTCTATCATGAAACATAAAATCAAATGATCTTAATTTCAAAGTGGTTCTCATAGAAATCCATGGATCTATAATCATCATTACATTAAATTTTTCTTTAGAAGAATAAAATGATTTGAAATATAAATTTCTATGTGTTGCTTCATCATCATATACGGTATCCAAGAGAATAGAATTACTAACCTTTTTGAAATTAGCGTGTGTATTATCATTTGAATTTGCGTTTACGAAAATATAAAATACTGACTTGAACCATAAATTTAATAATTCTATATTTTTTTTAATATCATTTGTGATTTTATCAACATTTTTTAATATCATACACACGCAAACGCTTTGATCAAACTCAAATGTTTCATTTTTAATTAAAGTTTTATTAGTTTCAGGTGCATTAATAATTTCTCCAACCATACGTTTTTTATTACGCAATAAAAAGGTACTCATTTAATAATGTCTATTGAAACCATTAATAGAATACTAACGCATCATAACAATAAGTATTCGGTAGATTCTAATATATTATATTTAGATAATTTTTTTTTATTACACGAACAATCTATAAAAAAAATTATACTATATCAATTAATAGATAATTTAAATGATAATTTAACATATAAATCTATTATTATAAATGCAAATAATCCTTTTTTTGAAAGTGTAGTTGTAATAACAAATAATTCTCCAAATTTTAAATGCGATCATGATAAGGTAACTCATGTAAATTTTAGGTGTGTTTATGGTATACAAACTAATGATATTTTTAATTTATTCAAAGATGATTGTATAAATGTGTTTATATATAATGATATTGTTATAGATTATATTCAATCTGAATATATTTTAAAAATGCACAATAAAGATGTTGGATTATTGTCTACATTAATGTTTAACAAAGATATACCAGATAAAATAGAATTATATAATGAAAGCTCATTCACAGATAACGATTCAATTATTTCAAGCTTTAGTGGATTAATTATAAATGGTAAAATAGAACTTGATACGAATTACTATGTTTCTATACACGGATTTCAAAATTTTATTATTCAGGACTTATCAAAAAATTATGATCCAATAAATGTATCTAATACCGTAAATTCTTATTTATTTAGGTATAGAGAAATTGATATGTCAAATACATACTTTACAAACATTTTTAATATTAATTGTCCTTTTATTATTTCAGTATTAAAAAATTATAAAGATTATATTAATTTTGATTTAAAAAAGATATACGATTTAACAGATGAAGCGCCAAATGAAAATGAGATTGATTTATGTAATTCATATAATATAAGTAAAATAAAAATAGAAGATAGAGTAGATATAGAATTAACAAAATCACAAATAAAATATAAATTTTATAATAAATATAAAGAAGAATATGATTCTTTATTAGAGAAACAATCAAAAAAAATAGAAGAATTAACTGCTATAAATGAAAATAATTTATATAAATTAAATGAATTGAAAAAATCTGAATTAGAGGAATTTTTTAAAAAAGAAAAAGATAGATTTATTGAAGAATTGGAAAAAACTAAAGAAAGTCAAAATATAGAAATAGAATCATATAAAAAAGAACAATATGAAAAAATAGATACACTTGTCAAGAGAGAAATATCTGAAAAAAGTTCTAATGTTGATAATTTGCCATATAATAATGATAACATTACTTCGTATTGCGAAGATGTTTTCAATAAAAAACGGTTTGAAATGGATGAAATGATTAAAAAAGAAAGAGAAGAAAAAGAAAGCGAACTTAACAATTATTTTGCAAAAATGGCTGAGTTTAAAAATATGGAAATAGAATCTGCTATAAGATCTAGAATGGATTCATTAGATTTACAAATATCTGAGGAGCAAAAAGAAAAGGTGAAGGAAATAATTACTTTAACACAACAAAAATATGAAGAATACTTTTTAGAAGAACAAAAAAAGTTGGACGTTTTGTTAACAAAACAAAAGAATAATGAACTTAAAAAAATTGAATCCGATATTGCAATATACAAAAAACAATATAAAATTCAATTAGACAATCTCCTGATACAAAAACAACATGAATTAGAAAATTATAATAACGAACGTAAAACTCAAATTGCTATTGATTGTGAAGCAATGAAAAATAATATGTTTTCAATTGAAAAATTAAAATTTGAGACAGAATTAATTGAAAAAAAACAAAAAGAAGTTAATAAATTAAATCAATATTATGAATCTGAACGTTCAGTATTGGGTGAAAAACTTAATAAAATAAGAACTGAAAAGTTACGTCAAATTGATGAAGAAGTTGCCTTTAAACTTAATCAAGAAATTGAATTATTAAGAAAGGAAAAAATATTACAAATTGAATCAGAAATTGAAAAAGAAGCTCAATTAATAAGGGAAGAAAAATTATTACGAGTTAAACAAGAAGTCGAATCAATAAATAAAGAAAAATTTTCTCAAGCCGAATATACAACTTTACATGAAATTGAATTAATAAAACAAGAAAAATTACTTCAAGTTGAAAACGATGTAGAAATAACAAAAAAAGAAATCATAACTAAGCTTGAAAAAGAAATTGAATTAATAAAACAAGAAAAATTATCACAACTTGACTCGGAAATTAAATTAATAAAGAGAGAAAAAATATTACAAATTGAATCTAATATTCAAGAAGAAATTAAATTAATAAAGAAAGAAAAATTATCAAAAACTGAATCGGAAATTATATCGTTGAGAAAAGAAAAAATATTAGATATTAATGTAGAACATGAAAAGCTAGTTAAAGAACTTACAGAAAAATATCAAGTTGAATTAAATAATTACAAAACAGAGTTATTGGATTCGAAAATTAAATATATGAAAAATATTCAAGAACAAAAACAAAAAGAAACTGAAGAACTTGAAAAAAGTATTATAGAATCACATAATAAGAGAATAAATGAATTGGATGACGCGATGGAAGTAATAATAAAAGACAAAGGATTAAAAACTGAATCAGAAATTCAATTAATAAGGAAAGAAAAATTATCACAAAATGAATTAGAAATTAATCAACAAATTCAATTAATAAATGAAGAAAAATTATCACAAAATGAACACGCAATTTTATATGAAACTGAATTAATAAAAAAAGAAAAATTATCAAAAGTTGATTTACAAATTGAAGTAATAAAGAAAGAAAAATTATCACAACTTGAAAAAGAGCTTATAGTATTAAAAGAAGAAATTAAAGATACAATAACTAAAGAAGAAAATATTGAAAAAAATGCAAGAATGGTTAAATTAGAAGAAGAATTACAAAAAATATACACGACACGAAAACAAGAAATTATTTCTAAATTAGAATCTGAACTTGAATCAATTAATAATAAAACAATTCAAGAAAAGAAATCACAACTTGATAAAAAATATAAATTAGACATTGATAGTTATGAATTAATGTATAATAATAAAATATCAAATATTAATTTAGAACATAATAACTTGATTAAAGACATTATTGAAAAAAATGATATTGAATTAAATAATTATAAAAAAGAACTATTAGATTCAAAAACTAAATATATGGAACATATTGAAAAACAAAAACAAATAGATATTAAAGATCTTGAATCAAGTATTATATCATCACATAATAAGAGAATAAATGAATTGGATGAAAAATTTGAAGTTATAAAGAAAGAAAAAATAATAAACTTAGAATCTGATGTTGAATTAATAAAGGAAGAAAGATTATCAAAAATTCAATCAGAACTTCATGATAAAATTAAATTAATAAAGAAAGAAAGATTATCACAAATTGAAAAAGAAGCTCAACTAATAAAAAAAGAAAAATTATCTCACATTGAATCAGAAATTGAATTAATACATAATGAAAAATTATTACAAATGAAACAAGGAAAATCAGAACTTGATAAAAAATATAAGATAGAACTTGAAAATTATGAATCAGCATATACTGATAAATTATCAAATATTATTTTAGAACATAAAAAACAAGTTAAAGAAATTAAGGAAAAAAACTATGCCGAATTAACCAGCTATAGAGAAGAATTATTAAATTCAAAAATTAATTATATGCAAAATCTTCAAGAACAAAAACAAAAAGAAACTAAAGAACTTGAATCAAGTATTAAAGAATTACAAGATAAACAAATAAGAGAATCTGAAAATTTAGCAAAAGCTACTTCACAGTCTAAGTTGATGAAAGAAAAAGTATCAAAAGTTGATTTAGAAGTTGAAGCAATAAAGAAAGAAAAATTATTAAAAATTGATTTGCAACTTGAAGTAACAAAGAAAGAAAAATTATCACAAATTGAAAAAGAGCTTATAGTATTGAAAGAACAATTTAAAGATACATTATCTAAAGAAGAAAGTATTGAAAAAAATGCAAGAATGGTTAAATTAGAAGAAGAATTACAAAAAATATATAAAACACGAAAACAGGAAATTATTTCTAAATTAGAATCTGAACTTGAATCAATTAATATTAAAGAAATTCAAGAAAAGAAATTAGAACTTGATAAAAAATATAATTTAGAAATTGAAACTTATGAATTAAAATATACTGATAAATTATCAAATATTAATTTAGAACATGAAAAAATACTGGGAGAAATTACAGAAAAATGTGAAACTGAATTAAATAATTATAAAAAAGAATTATTAGATTCAAAAATTAAATATATGGACCATATTGAAAAACAAAAACAAAAAGAAATTCAAGATATTGAATCAAATATTGCAGAATTACGAAATAATCAATTAAAAGAATCTGAACATTTAGCAAAAACTACTTTAGATAGTAAATTGGCGAAAGAAAAATTATCACAAATTGAAAAAGAAACTGAACTAAGAAAAGGAGAAAAATTATCACAAATTGAAAAAGAAATTCAAGCATTAAAGAAAGAAAAATTATCACAAATTGAAAAAGAAACTGAATTAATAAAGAAAGAAAAATTATCACAGATTGAAAAAGAGCTTATAGTATTGAGACAAGAAATTAAAGATACAATATCTAAAGAACAAAGTATTGAAAAAAATGCAAGAATGGTTAAATTAGAAGAAGAATTTCAAAGATTATATGTAACACGAAAACAAGAAATTATTTCTAAATTAGAATCTGAACTTGAATCAACTAATAGTAAAACAATTCAAGAAAAGAAATTAGAACTTGATAAAAAATATAATTTAGAGATTGAATCATATATAAACAAATATAATAATAAAATGTCAAATATTAATTTAGAACATGATAAACTGGTTAAAGAAATTGTTCAACATAACTTTGCTGAATTAAATAATTATAAAAAAGAATTATTAGATTCAAAAATTAAATATATGGATCATATTGAAAAACAAAAACAAAAAGAAGTTGAAGAACTTGAATCAAGTATTATAGCATCACATAATAAGAGAATAAATGAATTAGATGAAAAGTTTAGTTCTTATAAATTAAATGAAATTGAAGCATTTAGTACATCATTTGAAAGACAAAAAGAATTACGTAAAAGCGAACTTAGAGAACAAATAAAATCTGAAGTATTGCTTGAACTAAATTCGCATATTAAAAAAACAAGAGGTGATTTTTAGAAAAAGAAATTTATATTAATTAATAAAATTTAATAAAAGATTATTTGTGTTATTAATCATTTGTGATAGTTCTGTAGGTTTTAAAACTAAACTTTTTTCAGGTCGTTCAAATGGATCAGATATTCCAGTAAATCCTTTTAAAATTCCAGATCTTGCTTGTTTATAAAGTCCTTTTACATCTCGTTCTTCACAAATTTCTAATGGAGTATCTACAAATATTTCTATATAGTTTCCATATTTAGAAATTAATTGTTTATTAAATTCACGATCTTCTTGATAAGGAGCAATATTTGCTACTAAAACTATTCCACCATGTCTTACAATTTCTGAAGCAATATACCCAATTCTTCTTACATTTGTTGATCTATCTTCTTTTGAAAATCCAAGACCTTTTGAAAGATGTGTTCGAATTTCATCTGCATCTAATAAAGTAACTTCGCGAGAAGGAAATACTTCTGCTAATTTACCTTTAAAGGCATTTGCCAAAGTAGATTTTCCTGAACCAGATAATCCTACAAAATAAAAACAATAACCTTTTTGTTTAGTATAAAATTCTTTTAAAGGTTTCAAAACTTCAGGATAAGAATACCATTCAGGTATATCTTCATTAGATTCTAGCATAGAACGGAACTTTGTTCCAGAAATATTTTTTACATCATGTCCAACAGATTCAGAAAGAGTCTTGTATTGTTGAACATCTTCACAATATACAACTTCTTCAGATGTAACAATTTTAATTCCAATTTTATCTTCAAATGATTTAGCTAAGATTTGAGCATCTAAAGATCCATAAAATGAAGAACCATCTTTCTTTTTATATGATGGACCAGCATGATCTCTACCTACAATAAAATGTGTACAACCATAATTTTTACGTATCATAGCATGCCATACAGCTTCACGAGGACCAGCCATACGCATACTCAAAGTTAGAATTGATAATGTAGCATTTCCTAAATACTTTAAAGTTTGTTTATAACATGCCATTCTAACAGGAAATGGAATATCACATTCTTGCGTAACACCTTCAACAGGATGAAGTAAAACTGGTAAATTCTCTGCTGATTTTTTAATCAATTCAATATGAGAACGATGTAAAGGATTCCGAGTTTGAAATCCTATAAATGAACCTAATTTACGAACTTCTTCAGGAGTACGACGATATTCTTGAAAAGATAGATGTGTGATGGTAGTTTGTTTAGATAAAGTTCCTGAAACATACCATTTTCCTTTTGTTTGTTGATATTTGATATAAGGATGTGTATCATCTGTACAACCAAATACAGCTTGCCATTCTGCTTCTAAATCAGGTTTCCAACATTCATGAACGTCTAAAGTAGCATATACTAATCCAGTAACATCTTTTAAAGATAATGTGGATCCTAATTCTAATTCAGATTCAACAGAACATACAATAGGAATTGGATACCAAGAAGGATCACTTAAACATTTTTCATATTGTTGTAAAGTCATATATTCATTTAATGGAGCAAATGAACCATTAAATAAACATTCTAAATCACATTTTTCACGTTCATCTAAAACTTTAAACATTTTATATTATAAATTGATAAAAAAGGATTAGTTTAATTGCGCAAGTAAATTAGCAAGTTCTTTATATTTTTCATGTGTTAAAGAATGTTTATATTCAATTTTCATTTCTTCTACAATTTTAGCAGATAATTCAGAATCCTTAGTTTGTAATAAATGCTCTTGTATTTTATCTAATGTTATTTGAGGATTTTTCATAAATTCATCATATTCAACAATTATCGAATTTGGTGTTGGTTGATTAACCCACTTTTCAACCCAATCTTTATATTGTTTTAAAACAGTTTTAAAAAAATTAGTTTTTTCGGAGTAAGATATACTTAATTCATCACAGAAAGAATTTTGGACTGCAATATTTTCTGATTTTTCTTTCAAGTCAACGGTTCTAAATGTGTATCTAAAAAAAGCATCTAAACTTTCAATAGTATCTTTTCGATATAAAATTATAATTTTATTAAATTGTGTCTTATTTAATTTTAAATCCATATCATGTGATCTATGAAATGCTATATTTTTTTTTACACATGTACTAACTTTAACATCTGAATTTTTCTGGCACGCACACATGTCTATAGAAAGATACTTAACCAATATAAATGCAAGTAAATTAAATCCACTTCTTGGAAATGAAACAGTTAAAATATTGGATTTATGTGGATGTCCTGTTATAATTGTTTGAACTTTTAAGTCTAAATATTTCATTGTTTCTAAGTATTCAGGAGTTTCACATTCTTGAATTTGTGATTCTCTTTCTTTTATTGTAAATTGCCTACATGTTCCTTTAGGAATACCTAAATACTCATCTATAGTATCTGACTTACAAATTTGTTCATAATGAATGAAAAATACGTTTGGAACTTTTTTCCATTGGCTCATATGAACTAAACAACCTACAGGTTCTCTATTTTCTTTTATAACACGTTTTGTATATGCTTCAAAATTTTCAAAATGTGGTGGACATCCATTTGAGTGTTTAATACCTCTTAATTTATATTCATGAATAGACGCAATAGTTAAATTTCCACCTTTTCTTCTAAATAATGAACGCATAGTTTTATCCATGTCTCCATAAATGTAGATAATATGGGTTGGGTTATATTTTTTTATTTTAGATGGTATTATATGTTTTAACCCATCTAAGTCTTTAGAACAGTTTGTAGGAATATATTTGCTAATAAATTCTATAAACGAAGTTGTTGCTGAACCGCCGTGTGAAATAACAAGAAGATTTTTATTCTTATTTATTTTTAAATTTCCTTTTATAATGTTTGACATCTCGATATATCTGATATAACTAATCTTTTTCTTAGTATAGCTTTTTAATGATGGTAAATAATTACTAATAGCTTTTTCAATACGAGTTTTATCAGTACATCCAATAAATTCTGCTATTTTTCTTAATATAACATCTGGTGTATATAACAATGAATCAAAATCAATACATAATATATTGCTATTCTTAATATTTTCAGCAATTTGTCTATAAAAATTAGTGCATCCAACAACTATATTATCAAAACTAAAAAAAGGTATATTCTTTGTTAAGTTAGAAATGATGTCTATATAAGATATATTTGAATCAAATGTACATGATACATGTTCTTCTCTTGTACATAGAGATTTATTTTTATATTCCTCATAATATATTAGTCTTAAAATAGCCTCAACTTGTTCGACTAAATCTTTTCTATATAAAAAAATACACTTTTTTATTTTATTAAAATCAAACTGAATCGTACCTTCATGCCTTAAATGTATATGAGTTTTATAGCATTCTTTTGTAATTGTTTGATTATCTATACCACAATTACAAAAATTATAGCCCAAATGATTTTTTAAAAATCCTTCTAGAATATGTCTTCCACTTCTTCTAATTGAATAAATGCAAAAATTAACTTCCATTTAATATTTTCTCTCTTTTTTCTTTTTCTTCTTTTGACACACCTCCATAAGACCAAGATTTTATAATTAATTTATTTTCTCCTTCGAAATTATTTATTAATGAGTAATATATATCAGTATCAAATTTTAACACATATGAACCATAAGCATTATATTCGCTAAATAAACTCATATCATACTTGAAAAAAACATCAAATAGATCTTTTGCTTCATGAATTTTCTTCAAATATTGAATAAAATCATATGTTATTCTTCTTTCAAAAATGAAGGGAGCAAAAGGCATAGCTTCATATTGAGGTTCAAATTTTAAAATTTCTTGAGTTGGAACCTTCCAAATATTTGCACTTTCTGCATCATCCCAGTTACGATAAGCCCATCTCCATCTCCCATGAGAATCTCTAAACGTTGAAGGTGTAACATTGCAAACTAACATTTCATCGGAATCTAAAACCAACACAGCATCTGAATCTGTATATTCCATCCAACTAAGTTTTAAAATTTGCTGCCATAAATATCCAGGTCTATGTCTTAATTTAGAAGGCCATTTAGTTGGCACATCTTTATAAATCACGGTCATTGGCATAATATCTAAAATAGATTGAGGGATTTCATGACCATCATTATCTGATACTATAATAACATTTCTAAATCCAGATGTAAACTTCTTTACACTTCGAACACAGAAATCAAGCCATACAAAATCAGCGTGATAGGTTGGAATTAAAATATCAATTCCAGGCATTTATTTGAGGGAATTATTTTAAAAAAGAGTAATTAACGTGTAAAAATTTTTAACTTTTTAAAGTTTCTAAAGTATAAATGTCCCAAGAAGGTAAACCCACACATGAAGAAATTTTTACTACTATTTACAATACTTGTGAATGGGGTGATAATAAAGAAAAAAAATATTTAGGATCAAGTGGCGGTGGGTCTTCTTTACACTTTAATAAAGATACATATGTACCATTTTTAAAGGATTTTATTTATAAAAATAAAATTAAAACAGTTGTAGATCTAGGTTGTGGAGATTTTATATGTGGTCCTTCAATTTATGATTCTATTTTAGATATTAAATATTTTGGATATGATACATATAAAAATGTTGTAGATTATCACAATGAAACATACAACTCTCATGAAAAATATACATTTTATCATTTAGATTTTTTTTCTAAGAAAGAAGAGTTACGCTCCGCAGATCTGTGTATTTTAAAAGATGTTTTACAACACTGGGATACTCCGGAAATTTATACCCTTTTAGATTATCTAGTAGATAATAAGAAGTTCAAATATATACTTATTATAAATTGTAAATCTCAACAAAACGACGACAGAACTATAATAACTGGTCAAGGAGGTGGATTGATCTCAACAATGTATCCTTTAAAAAAATATAATGCAAAATGTTTGTACGAGTATGGAACTAAAGAAGTTTCTGTTATATTGACATGACATTGATTATATAATTCAGAGAAATGGCCAAATAGATTTTTGGTATAAACGAAAAAAATATGAGTTAAACATATAAATGTTTGACTATCTAAAATACCTCAATGTTTTTCAATATGACAACAAAATCCGTGTTGGTAGAAATGCAGATGGTGGATACGTAATAGCAGATGTTGGTGATTATGATTCATATATCTCGTGTGGAATCGGTGGCGATGACTCGGTAAGCAATATCGTTATCGATAAATATAAAATTCAAAATAACTTTGCTTACGATGGTACAATAGAGGAATACCCCAAAAATGGTTATCCTGGAATGAACTTCTTTAAGAAAAATATTGGAGAAACAAATACCGACAAAACTACCAATTTAAAAGATATCTTATCATCATATTCAAATATTCTCATAAAGATGGATATAGAAGGTGGTGAATATGATTGGATAAATTCGCTGAGTGAATCTGAATTACTGAAAATAAAGCAACTAGTGATAGAGTTTCACGGTGTAAATCCGGATACACCGCATCAAGATTGGGGGTGTCTAAACAGTAAAAAACCAGCTTTATTTAAAAAATTAACAACTACACATTGCTTAATCCATGCGCATGGCAACAATTTTTCGAAATTATCTCAAACGGATAATATTAAAGTTCCCAATGTTATTGAACTAACCTATGTAAGAAAAGATGTAATGAACGGTAAATTTTCTTTAAATAAGACGCCTCTACCGATTAAAGATCTTGATTATCGCAATTATCATGTAAATCCGGAAATTGACCTATCATTTCCACCATTTACGAATTATGAATAATGAAATAGCATCGTGAATTATTGCTGCCCAATATGCAGAATACCATGTAGTTTTAAATCCTAATATTGATATAGCAATAACTACAATTGACCTTAAAAATGTATTTATTAACAAATTTGATGTTGGTATAAACAATATATCCATTTGTATAATTTAGACAAGAATTCTCTCGAGGTCGTTTAAGGATTTTTTTAAGATAATTTTTTTTCTTGCTGTGGAATATAACAACAATATGGGTGGTGGTTTAATGCAACTTGTATCTTATGGTGCACAAGATGTATACATTTCTGGTAATCCTCAGATTACGTTCTGGAAGATTCTTTACAAGCGTCACACTAACTTTGCTGTAGAATCTATTGAAGTAACTTTTAACGGTCAGGCCGACTTTAACAAGAGCGTGACCGCTGTAATTAATCGTAATGCGGATTTAATGTATAAGACGTATGTGCAAGTTGTATTACCTCGTGTATCTCCTGGTGCAAACTCTGCTCGATGGGTCAACTATGTTGGTCACCGTCTAATTCAACAAGTAGAAGTTGAAATTGGTGGTCAGCGTATTGATCGTCAATATGGTGATTGGATGCAAATCTGGACTCAGCTTGCTACGGATGCCGGAACTGTAGATGCTCTAAACCAGATGATCGGATACACTCCTCAACTTGCATTGCCCACTCAACCTGATGGTTATACTCTACCAGCCCCCTGCTCTTCTGCAGACGCACCTGGGTCTTGTGCGCCTCTCAACGTGCTTCCTGATACTACTTTGTATATCCCTCTTCAATTCTGGTTCTGTCGTAACCCTGGTCTAGCAATTCCTTTGATTGCTCTACAATACCATGAAGTTCGCGTAAACGTCCAGTTCCAAACCCTTCAGAACTGCGCATGGGTCGGTGGAGCTGCAGCATCTACCACTTACGGCTCTCTCCTTGCCGCGTCTCTATGGGTAGATTATTGCTACCTTGATACCGAAGAGCGTCGCCGATTTGCTCAACAATCTCATGAATATCTAATTGAACAGGTACAGTTCACTGGTGCAGAATCTATTACTTCTTCTTCTAACAAGATTCAACTAAACTTTAACCACCCTGTAAAGGAATTGTTCTGGGTTGTACAACGTGATTCTTTTGTTGATTGCTCAGCTACTTCTTCTGTAAACGCATCTCTATATGGTCCTCAACCTTTCAACTACTCTGATGATTTTGATACGTCTATCTGGGCGTTGAGCACAGGGTCTAATGATATTAGTTCCAACTTTCTTCAGGCAACTGCATCAGCAGTGAATATTGGTGGTGCCGGAACTGGTGTACCCGGTAACGCTGGTGCACTTCCTAATACTGGCACTGTAGAATATCTACTTCCTTTCCTACTTTCTAAGGTAATTCTTGCTTCTGGTATACGATGTGAAGGTAAGAACCCTGTAGAAGTAGCCAAGCTTCAACTAAACGGCCAAGATCGTTTTACGGAGCGTGAAGGGTCTTATTTCGACACTGTTCAACCTTACCAACACCACAGCCGCACTCCTTCTCGTGGTATCAACTGCTACTCTTTTGCTCTTCGCCCTGAAGAACATCAACCTTCTGGTACTTGCAACTTCTCTCGTATTGACAAGGCTACTCTACAACTCACTGTATCTGTAGCAACTGTAGCTTCCGCTAACACTGCACAGGTACGAGTATATGCCCTCAACTACAACGTTCTTCGTGTAATGTCTGGTATGGGTGGTCTCGCATACTCCAACTAAACGTGATATATATCTATATATTTTGGTAATTAATTAGACTTGTAAAATAATACATTTGAAATTGAAAAATCAAAGTCAAATGTAGAATTATTAATAAGTTATATTGTATCTTAAAAATCTTCTAAACTATTCTCATTGATTATATTATTTTCAAATATTGTAACTTATCGTGAAAATATTCAGTTTTTAAAAGTCCACTATCTAAAAGTCTTTGTGAAAAATCACGATCTTCATCAACATTTATATTTTTAAATCTTATTAATTTAACAATGGATGTTTTTATTGGATTTAAATGATTTGGAGATTTTTTATCTTCACTCCATTCTTTATATTTCAAAGAATGTATAAATGATTTATCTTTAATTCCGTTTAAAAACAATTCACCATTTAATTTAATACAGTCATATTTTAATTGAGAATCTTCAATAACTTTTAAATAATCATCTGTTATTTTATCATCTATAAAACAACAAAATTCTCCTGAACATATATCTATTAAATTATTACGTTTTTCTCCAATACTAATTTTTTCTCGATCATCAAATAAAACTTCAACTATAACAGACGGCGTTTGTTGTTTAAGTTTTGAAATTCTATTTAATAAATCTATAAACATTTGTAATCTTGATGGAATTGTAAGTATTAAAATGCTTAAATGAAATCCATATTTTTTTCTTCTGAGGTATGTTTCTTTATCTATATCAAAAAATGTTTGGTTTATTTTATAAAGGTTGTCATTAGAAGTATTAATTATTGCGTTAATTCCTTTTTCAGTTAAAGGATGTTTGTGTTTAATTATAATATCATGAAAATATATTTGTCTTCCTAATCTATTTGCTTCATCCATAAATTCATTATCACACCAAAGAGATTTATATTCAGGATTGTAAATATACCCAAATCTTGAATAATATTTAGAACCACAAATAACTAAAGTATTTAGATAATATTTTTTATTTCCATCATTAAAAAATAAAACTCCATCTGTATCAGGAAAATGTTCTGACATTCTTGATCGTATAATATCATCATATCCTTGAATTTGAGGAATCATATCATCTGAAGCTAATAATAAAATATCAAATGTTTTAGGATCAGGTATATCTCTATTTATAGCACCAATTTTTCCTGAAGGGGGTCCTACAATAACTTCTATACAATCATGGAATTTCATACTATCATATTGTCTTGGATTATCGTCTTCATCTACAGAAACAATAATTTTTATATTTTGAATATTATTTGCCATATATACATATTTTTTAAGAACTTCAAGACTTTTCTTTAATCGACTTCTTGTAGGAAATTTTATAAGAATTCTCGACATTATAATAATGTGGGAGTTTATTGATAAAGTTATTTACATAAACTTAGACCATCGTCAAGATCGACGTGATATTATGAAAACTTTTTTTGAACAAGGACAAATCCCACAAGATAAAATAGTAAGATTTCCTGCTATAAAACATTCTTTTCCTCCTAAAGGTATTCAAGCAAGTCATACATCTGTTCTTGCTTTAGCTAAACAAAATAGATGGAAAAATATTCTTATATTAGAAGATGATTTACAATGGTTGTTAGATTTTGAACATTCTTATAAACAACTAGAAGAATTAGTTTCAAAACCTGATTGGAATGTTATTATGTTATGTGGGTGGTATCTTGATTATAGAAATCCAAGAATTTATAATGCTAGAAATGCTGGAGCTTATTTAGTAAATGAAAATTATATTGATACTTTATTACAAAATAGATTAGAGTTCTTACAAAAATATCAAAAGTTTTTTTATATGAAACCTAGAACAGAATGGACTGCGGATGTTGGATGGTCGCATCTTATGCAAAAAGATGTATGGTATGCTTTGTATCCTTGTATATGTTCACAAGTAGATGGTCCAAGTGATAATTCTAGAATAGAAATTAAGGCAAGTGAAATTGTAGGAATATATGATTCTAAAATCCACGAAAAAGTATTTGGTAAAAGATAAATGCCTAATAGTAAAACACAAAGAGTTGGTTCACGCGCACAAGTAATGCATGGAACAGCCGAACAAACTTCTGGAGGTCTTACAAAAACTGATTTAAAATATAATAAATCAGGACGTATAGTTTCAAAAAAGAAAAGTCAAACTATGCGAAATAAATCTTAAAAATGGATTGAAACATATACAATTAGGTAAACACAAGGAACAATGACACAACTCTCAGATTTCAATGAATGGTCAATAGATTTAACGACACAAGAAATGTTGAAGGATGCATATGATGTGGTTACAGAGCTTGAACTTTGGGATTGGATGAAATCTTATAATCCATCAGGTGGATTTATGTGGACACCACTCACTAAAGAACTTAAACAAATTAATAAAGCCATAAAATATAATGATCATACTGGGGCAACATATGGTTTGACAATGCGTACGATTAGATATATGGCAATAAAGGATTGGCGTGTAGGACTACCGTTGCCAGTTTAAACGCACGTAAAATTAACAACATAAATGACAGATTATATTGTTGAAGCTAAAACTGTACAAACTGGAGCAATTCGTACATTGAAAGAAGCTTTAAAATGTATTCTTGTTGAAATGAGTCTTATTTTCGACAAGGATGGTATTCGTATGATTGCTATGGATAATACAAGAACAGTTTTAGTACATTTAAGATTACATGCTGATAAATTTGAAAAATTTTCATATAATTATGATTCACGTAAATTTGTGATTGGTGTAAATACAGATCATTTATATCGTATTGTAAGAACAGCTACAAATGATGATACGATAACTTTTTATGTAGATAAATCTGATTCAAATTCATTAGGTATTTTGTTAGAAGATGGTGAGAGAAAACAAGTAACTCGTTATAAATTAAATTTATTAGATAGAGATGAACCTGATATACAATTACCTGAAACAGAATTTAGTGCACATATTACTATGCCATCAACAGATTTCCAAAAAATTTGTAGAGATATGACTTTATTAGGAGCTAAAACAATAGATATTAAAAATGTAGGAACATCTTTAACATTTGGATGTAAAGGACATTTTGCTTCAAGAACTACAATTATGGGAGATTCTGAGAATGAATTTAGTATACAAAAAAGATCAGATGAGATAGTAACAGGAAACTTTTCATTACCTCATCTTGTTTTATTTACAAAATGTACAAATCTATGTAATAATCTAGAAATTCATATGAAAAATGATTGGTTTTTAATGATTCGATATGTAGTAGCAAATCTTGGAGAAATTAAATTATGTTTAATGCCTTGCTCAACATAGCCAATACATAACCAATACCAACTTCGGAAAGTTTTATTATAGTATGTTCTAATGAATTACCTTGACGAAATATTCCTTCAAATAAGAAAAATCTAACATCAAAAATATATTGAGTTAATTGATATCCTATTGTAGCATATAAAACTTCAGGATAGAAATAACTTAAAAATCCTAATAAAATATGACTTATTAAATATATCATTGGTCTTGGCCATACTCTCATTCTATTATATATTATCTTCCATTTTATGAAAAATATAAATACATCTTAATCTTTCCATTGAAAATATAGTTTAGCAAAATGTGTTATGATACATGCTTGAACTAAATAAGGTATATGTTGAATAGAATCTTCATATTCTTCGCTTGCATTTGTTCCAAATATATGATCTAAAAAATCAGGACCAAAATTCTTTGTTGGATTTTCATGATGTGCTTTATGTATTTCAGAACCTAATATTGAATAATTAAACAAATGACTTAAAGAAAGAGTAAGAATAACTATACTTATTATACTTGGTGGTATAAACCATATATTTAAAAAGTATTGTAAAAGTATCAATGTTCCAGCAAATGAGAATATTTCAAAAAGAAAATCAATAATTAGTTCAAGATATCTTGGAATCTGAAAATATTTATAATGATGAACGTAAACATGAAGATTAATATCAAAAATATGTAATACAAATCTATGGTATAAGTAATAGTATAGATAAACCAAAAATACTTGTATAACAACATATTTACTTTGTACAAAAATATAGCATAATAGGTCTATCAAAGATCCAAGAAAAATATATCTAAAAAAGTAATTCATTTGCGTATAACCAACCTTATATTAAACTTTTCTAATAAACTAAATGATTTTACTTTCAATAGTAATAATATTATTTTTTGTATTTTTTCAAATTTTTTATCCATATTTTTATACTTTTGCTGCTTGGAATTATAGTTTATTTTTCATTTCAATGTTGTTATTATTTAGTAATATTGCAATATATATTGGATTAATTGTATTATATTTAATTCTACCAGACTCTATAAAAGATTCATTTTTAACATTTTGTTGGAATATAATTAAACAATCTCAACAAAAATTGATAAATAATGTAGAGCATAATATCAGAGAAACATTTCCTATTCATATTTTACACCCTATTCCAGAAAAGTCTATTCGGATTTGGCATCCACATGGTAGTGGAGCAACTACAATTGGAATTCATAATGTTTTTAGAATTACAGTTCCAGAGCTTACAAAAACAAAAACTGTAGTTCATTATGCATTTACAATGACACCTTTTCTTCTAGATATGGTTAGGTTTATGGAATGTATATCATCTGATTATCAGACAATCATTGAAACACTTAAAAAAGATTCAATAACAATTGGATTAGGTGGAGCAGATGAAATGGGAAGAATTGTAAATAAAAAATTAGAATTTGTTATAAAGAAACGTAAAGGAATATTTAAGATTGCATTAGAAACTGGAATACCAATTGTACCTGTTATAACGTATGGTGAAAATGAAATATTTCCAGAAACAGACAATGAATTTTTGATATGGTTTAACCAACAGTTCTATAATGTATTTAGACTTCGTTTATGGATACCAAGTTTATCGTCTGTTAAGAATTGGGCAAATTTATTGATAAAACCATTAGATCCAGTTCATACATATACAGGAAGACCCATATATGTAAAAAAGATTGAGAATCCAACAGATAGACATATTAAAAGTTTACGCAAGATTTATATTTCAAGAATTATTGAGCTTTTCGATGAAACGAATTCCGGCGACTTTTCTTTAAAGATTGTTTAGGTTTCTTGCGATATGTTTTTCCACCTTTTCGACCAAACAATTTTTTAGCGTTATCAGCTATACGTGTACCTTCACTTTTAACATTATTCACTATATCAAAACTTGAACCTAATGATCCCCAATAAACATATTTATATCTCGTACATTCAGGAAAAATATTTGCTACAAAAATTTTATTTACATTTGATCCAGGAACTTCTTTACGATCTTCTGTTGTCATAGCAGGATTACCCATACCAGCTAATCTTTGAGATCCTGCGAAAAACATACCAAAATATTCCATGTGAGGATTAGGTGCCCATCTTGATCCTCTTACTCTTAAATATGTTGAACGTTCTCCGCCTTTTTTATCTTCAATAGGTCTTTCACCAAGAACTGTTGTAACTGCTGTGTCTAACTTAAATTTATTTGCTATATCCCATAAAGTTAAATCTTCATTAAAAGGCCATGTAGCAGGATTACGTTTATTATCAGTTATTGAAACTCCTCCAAACTTTTGACGAATTTCATCCAAAGTATTTGTTTTATTTCCCCATCCAGGATGAACCATTGTAGGAGGCATATCTGTAACATTATCTCCAACTAATGAACCAACAGATTCTATACGAGTTAATGTAAAATTACCTTGATTTTTAATTAAAAAATTTTGGTTAAATGTATCTTTTGATGAAAGATCAACAATTCTAGGTGAGCCATATGAAACTACATGAACTTGTTCTACAAGTGGTAATAAAGTTTTCATACATAAAGAAAGCATCGTTCCAGCTAATTCTGCTTCTGCTCCACCTTTAGAATGACCAAATACAAATAAACGTTTAGCATTAGGAGATACTTCTTTAATAGCTTTCAAGATTTCGTTGAAAATTTCAACAATTGGAGTTACAAATGATGTAGCAACTTTTATTCCAGAAGGACAATCAGGAATTATACTACGAATTTCGTTTGATAAATCACCTGAAAAAACTGATCTTAGATTCTTTTCCCAATTACGTATACTTGATGAACCTTTAAAAACAATAATACAATCTGATTCTGTAATAATACTATTTGAGTTAGGTTTAAGAACAGAAGGATTGATAATTACACATGTTGTATCTGTAGGACTTGAAATATATCTTGCAGAAATAGGTTTATTTTCATTAGTAAAATCCGCACATTGTTCTAATTCATAAGAAGCAGGCGGAGTAAAGTTTATTCCGCGAGTAGTAATATTTCTTCTCTTACCTAAATATTTCCAATCATAATGTGTAATAACTTTATTTAGAATATCTGGAGAAAGACCAAAAGCTTTAAACATTGCATATTTCATAATACCAACATCACAATAAGCTAGACGAGAAGCTTCAGCTCCAATATACAAGATATGCTCAAATTTTTTTACCGAATCTAGGTTTACACCTAAAAGCTGATTATATGCTTTCCCAAAACATACTGGTAATAATGAAAAATCTTCATCTCCTAATGATACTTTAGCTTGAGTAACAGGTGGAGAATCTTGTGGTATAGGTGGTGGAGAAAGTTCTAGTAAAGGTTGTGGTGGTGGAGAAAGTTCTGTTACAGGTGGTGATGTAGGTGGTGGTGGAGAAAGTTCTGTTACAGGTTCCGGTAAAGGTTGTGGTATAGGGGATTGTATTGGAGGTATTAATGGTTGGGTTTCTACCGGTTTAGATCCAGATCCTCCCATTTTATTAAATATAAGATTTTATTTAGGTCTTGATTTATGGGCTGTATATGTAACATCATCACCAATTTTAAATCCAGACATTTCAGGATTTAGATATGCGTTTTCAGATACAGTAGTTGTTGTATTCCAAATTTTTATGATTGAAGCTGGACCTTTTGGTGAAATGGTTATTCCAACTAGTGTTTCTTTACGATTAATAAGAAATTCATTTGCAACACAATGAACCATTAAATCTACAAATGTTGTATGAGCTACGGAAGCTTCTATTTTTTTTGACCATGCTCCACCTGCTTCATTTTCAGGAGCGTCCCAAAGAGGTTTGAATCCATGTCTCATAAAGAAGAACATACCTGATTCCCAAGCTTCTTTTGATATTGAATCTATAATTGTCCAGAATTGTTGAGGTGTTGATACATCTGCAATTTTGATGTAACTTTCAAGAGAATAATCCCTATTGTCTGGATCATGATACCACAGAATCCAAGAATATTGGAATTTTGTGGTGTCTATATTTGATCCCATTTGTATTATTATTAGGATAGTTTAAGTGTATATATGAAACGGATTCGTTTTCAATCTACTTGAAAGAATACAATATAATACAAATGAGTCTCTCAATTTCTCAAATTTATTCGGTTCGGTTTGGAACCAAATTACCATTACCAACTCGTCTTCAAGCGAGTATAGCAAAGTTACGTATTACACCTGCTGCATATAAACCTTTTCGCCCTGTAAAACAAAATTTTAGAAATCGTCAAGAAAGTGAAAATTGGCGTATAAAAACATTAGGAACATATGTAAGTAAAATTGGTGATAAAACAGATCCAGAATATGGAACTATTATGGGAATTTTAAATAAATTATCAAAATCAAATCTTGATCAATTAACTACAGAAGCTTTAACAATTATTCATAAACGAGACCAAGATTTTAGATTAAGAGTTTCTGCACTTTTATTCAATAAATCTATAACAGAAAGTATATTTTGTGGTATTATGGCAGATTGTGCAGTAAAATTAGTAGAAGATATTCCTGAAATAAAAGATGATATTCAAACTCAACTTATGATGTTTCCTAAATTGTATGATATTCATGATACTTTAACATTTCCTTTATCTACAGAGCCTGATTTTGATGATAAAGTTATTATTTGGATGAAACAAAAAGAAAAAAGACGAGGATATGCTAAATTTGTAACCCAATTATATGTTCGTGAATTAGTTACAGAAGAATTTATGGCTAAAACATTTCAAAATATTATTGATGAATTGAAACAAACAGCTACACAAATAAAAACAGAACAAACAGAAGAAAATGCTACTCAATATGTAGATTTCTTATTTGAAAGTTCAAAAGTTTTACCTCTAACTGCAAAAGCTTTACGAGAAATTATACGAATTGGACTTGATTCTATTCTTGTTATTCCAAGAGTCGAACTTCCAAGTTTATGTATGCGATCAAGATTTAGAATTGAAGATACAATTAAATGCGTTAAGTTATAATGTTAATAAACATATTCTAAAATAAATGAGTTTACCATCACCTGGAGTATTGCTTCGCGCAGCAGAACTTGCTCTAACGAACGAACAACCAATTTATCTAGATTATTTTTCAGATAGTGTTTCTAAAACATGTTGTATTGGTGTTCGAGATGATAATTCTAAAAATCTTGTAAAGACGGATAGTGAATATACATCCTGTATTCAAACCATATCTAAATGTGAAGATTGTTATATTGTATGTACTGAAAATAGTATATATGTTGTTTCTTCATCGATTCCTGTAAAGAAAATTTTATCATCTACATCTACTGAGTAAATAAATAATAATGTTAGCATATCCTCCTCCACATTATATACTTTTTGAACCTTTGAATGATATTGAGACTCAAAAAGTATGGGCAGAATATAAAAAAACACACGGAGATATATGTGAATATACAGAAATTGATGGAGCAGAAATTAATTCTGTTGAATCTTTTGCTCCATGGTTTTATAATTGGATATCACAAGTTCCTAAAAAACAATCTCAACGTATTCGTATTCTTATTGTATATCATTCTGAATTTTTAACATTTTCATGTCAACAAACTATTCGAAGATCTTTAGAAGAACGTTCTTTTAAATGTAGAGTATGGTTTCATGTAGAAGATCCATCTACGATACAACCTGCTATTCAAAGTCGCTGTGTTGTAAAACGAATAAAAACTCGAACACATATTCCCAATATAGAGCAACTATGAAGGTTGAAATTTATACGGATGGAGCTTGTTTAAAAAATGGTAAATCAGACGCTCAAGCCTCGTGGGCATTTTATTTTCCTCAAAATAAAGAACTCTCAAAATCAGGAAAAGTTCCAGAAAATGAAGTCCAAACAAATCAACGTGGTGAATTAATGGCAATTTCAGAAGCTGTAAAAGCCGCAGAAACATTTCCATATCTTGAAACAGATCTAAAAATATATACAGATTCAAAATATTCAAAAGATTGTTTAACTACATGGATATCTGCATGGATACGAAATGAATGGAAAACAGCACAAGGAGCAGATGTTAAACATCGTGATTTAATTGAAGATACAGTAACTCGTCTTTCTAAATTTAAATCATATGGATTTGTTCATGTAAAAGCACATACAGGAGGAGATGATGAACAAAGTCGTAATAATCATATTGTAGATAGAATGGCAACCGAAGTTTTAAAACCATCAGATAAAAAAGAAATTGTTTCAAATACAGAAGAACCTATTTCTGGTTTACCTTTAAAATTAATGGGTCCACCTATATACGAATCTGACTTAATTAAATGGTGTTTATTTAATATCGATAAACTTGATACAGATTCTTTAAATGCCGCTCTTCTTACTGCCTTATCAAAAACGGTTAAGAAAAAAGGATTTGAAATGGTAAAACAAAGATTACATAGAAGTGTTTTATACAGATTAAAAACGGACACTGGTTTAATAAAAGAAGGAGTTACTATAATAAAAGAAGAATGAATATTGTAGCATACAAATTTTGGTCACCAACATGTGGTCCTTGTAAAGTAATTGCACCTGCTTTAGAAGATTTAAAAGAAGAATTTCCAAATGTTGAATGGAGATCTATAAATACACAGAATGATCCTGAATCTCTTGCTGTAAAATTCAATGTAAAATTTGTTCCAACTATGGTAGTTTTAAGATATGATGGAGATGGAGTCTTACTTTTCCAAGAATCACATACAGGAACATCTATAGCAGGATATTATCGTATTTTAAAGAATGCTCATAAAATTATGCCACTAAACTAGAACTTATTAATTCACCATCTTTATAAGCTTCACAAACAAATTCATCATTATCATTGACAGGAAGATTTTGTAAAATAGGTTCACCAACTTTAATTTTTGATGGATCTTTTTCTATAGTTGGTGGTGCTGAATTACTAAATACCATATGTTCTTGTAAAACATCTTTTTTATCTATAAAACTTTCAGATGTAGCTTTTAAAGTTCCATATGCAGTTCCAGCAAATACAATAGATAAGATTAAAGATATAAGTGGTGACCAATTTCCATAAATGTATTTACCTTCAAGACAATCTGCTCCATTTAAAGTTAACCATTGAAGACCAAATGTTAACAAAGAAGTAATAATTAATCCAACAGAACCATTATTACCTTGTGAAGTTCCAATACCAAAATTTCCTGCATTACCAGTTTGAATATCCCATTGTTCAATTAAATGACACCATATAATAGTTTGTGTTATTATGATTGAAGGAGGAGCTAACGTATTTGAAAAGAAACTACCAGTTCCAGGAATATCACATAAACCTTCTCGTGAAGAAGGATCAATCTTTATGTATGAACCACCAGCAGCAGGTGCAGTTTGATTACTTGGATTAGCAGATGTAGTAGCAGATCTTTCAGCTTTTACGCGTCTCCTAGTCTCTTCAAAAATACTTTTCTCTGAAGCTCTTTGAGAAGCACGTGCTTCCTTAGCTGTTTTAATTGCTGCCCTTTGTTCAGTTGTCAAAGGTTTACCAATTAACTCAAATCCAGATAAAGTAATAAGACCAGTTAAAACTGATAATATAGAAGCAGATATATTAGCATATTTAGAATAACCTGTAGCAGCCAAAGCAGTTGGAGTAGCAATCAAAGCAACAATTAATAATGCCATTGGGAAAGTTAAGACTCTAAATAATACAGACCAAATAGCCCAACTATCTGCTGTAAGTCCCCAAAAAGCAGGAACAACAGGACTAATAAAATATTCAGATAATTCAGTAAATTGACTTGAGTTAAAGATTTTAGTTATGATAACACCAAATAAAGATACAATACTAGCAATTGAATATCTATATTGTTGAGATACAACATCTGTAATAGGTCCTGCTAAAAATATAAAATAAGTCAATAAAGAAGATAATGTTGCTAAAGGACTTTCCCATCCTATCAATTTTCCTAACCAATCAACTAATGCTTCTTGTTCTGATGGAAGTAGAGTAGAATAATAAAATCCAAAAAATGCAAAGGGCACTAAAAGACTAACTAATAATATAGAAAATAATCCTCCAACTCCTCCAATATTATCTAACGCCATATTGCTTATTCCCAAGATACAAAATAATGCGAAACTACAAATGAGTGTGTTTGATTCGGCAGCAGCTTGTAAAAACTCCAACCAAAGTCCTATTAATCTATCACAATCAGGTGCCGAACCCTGTAATATTCTTTGTGATTTAGTCTTTGACGACGCATATATCGCCCAAGCAAATGTCGCAGTTACTCAATTTGGATTAATGATAGCAAGTTCAACAAATCTTGGAAGTTGTAAATATAATGGTCATTCATATTCATGTAATTTAGTATTAGTGAATCGTCCAAGTCATCATACAATTGATGGTATTCAAGCTGAAGGTGAAGTTATTGCTTATTTTAAAAGTCCAACAGAAGGTAATCTTTGTGTAAGTTCATTATTTCGTGTCAATCCTGGAAAAACACATTCTATACATTTCTTTAATGCATTTATTCCTTATGGAAATTCAGAAAATCCAACATCTATTTCATTAGGTGAACAATGGGGATTATTTATGATGGTTCCTCCTACAGGATCTTATTATGTATATGATGGTGTTACATTAGATGGACAATGTTCTTCTACAAAATGGGTTGTATTTAAACATATGATTAATATTGATCAAAATGATTTTGCTTTATTAGTTAGAAATACAAAGTCTCAATTTCGTGGAATACAATCATTAGGTGATCGTAAAATATTCTATAATGATGTTGAACAATTAACAGGAGGACCTATGCCTAAAGATGGAAAAACATATATGAGATGTAAAAGAACAGGAAGAAAAAATAATGATGTTAAAAATGTTTCTTCTGCTCCATTACAAGAAAATAAACCTTCTACTGGAATGATTAAGACTTTAAATGAATGGGTATTTGGACAAATACATACAAATGGAATTATTTCTATAATTAGTTTTTTATTTAGTATTTCAGCAATTGGGCTTGGTGTATATTATGGTTGGAAATATACAGGAACATATGATGGACTAACTCTTTCTAGATGGGCACAAAAACTTGGAGAATGGATACGTATTCCGTTTGAATGGTTATATAATATGCTTTTTGGTGCAAAAACATCACCATTAAGTTCTATACCTCCAATTGAAAAAGTTAGTTCATTTAAGGGAATGAACCCAGCATTTGGTAATCCAAAACTTACTCCTAAATCTAAACGCTAATCCCACTTATGTTTCCCCATAGGTTCAGGATTCCAACATGAATCATCTTCATGTTCATTCCAAACTGTCTCTTCTTCGAGTAAATTTCCTTCCTCATCAAAGATACTCTTAAAGTCATCTGATTTCTTCATATATTTCTTAGGTTTAACTTCAACCCATTCATCATCTGCAACAGGTAAAGGACTTGGACGAGGAATTTCATCTGTAAAATTACGAACATTATTAAATGTAGGAAGAACGAATGATCGTTTATCTTCAACTACTTGTTCAATAGGCTTATCTGTCTCCTTCCATTCTGCAGCAAGTTCTGAAAACTTCTTTCCACCACTCCATACATTTTCACGAGCAACATTTCCACCAAGACTAGGAAAATGCTCTTCTGTTCTTTCTTCCAAAATCTTTAGAGTTTGTTCTTCATGACTTTTTGTTTTCTTTTCTGCCTCTTCACTCTCAATTAACCATTGAGGTTTTGTGCGAACAGGTCTTGTTGTTTTTCTAGAATTACCAAACGGATTATGTCTTTCCAATGGTTCGTTAAAACTGACACTTTGCTTGTTTCTTAATTGAGGCGGTACATATGACATTTTTGATAGCGGTTGTTATTCTATAACTTTCATTTTATAGAATCCGTTTTTGATGAATAGAAAACGAAATTATTTTAGGTATGTTTTTTAAGTATAAAAATGACAAATGGTATAGCAATATCTATAAGTGGTGGTGTTAGTCAAGTTCAAGTTCCTACAAAAACTTCTGATATTCTTGAATGGATTCGTAAAAAATATAAAAATATTGAAATTCAATTTCAAGGAAAAATACAAGATCCATTAAAAGAATCTCAATATTTATCTGTATTTGGCTCTACTGTAGGTGATGAAGAACATTCAAATCAATATATTTTACCATTTCCGTTTAATGAAGAAATGTATTATGGTCCTATTTTAATTTTCGCAACTGAATCTGAAAATGAAGATCAATATGATTCAAATATTTCAGAGTATGTTAATTTAAAAATTGATCAGTATGAATTAATTTATCAAGAATGGACATTTGTTGATGAAGAGGAAGAAGAAGATGATGAAGAAGAAGAAGAGGAAGAAGAAGAAATAAAACAATCTCGTGAAATTTATGTTTCTTTACCTACAAAATCAACAAATGTATTTATAGATACACCTATTCGTGAAAAATCTTTACAAAATTTTAAAGAACTTTTAGATGATGAACTTGCTAGTCAACTTGAAGATTCTATATTACATGTTGTAGCAGACCAAGCATTTAAAGATGGTATAGAAGTTGAATGGGATAATCATGTTTTCTATAATATGTATTGTAGTCGTTGTATTTCATTTTATGAAAATTTAAGAGGTTCATCAAGTTATGTAAAAAATAATGAAGAGTGGTTAACAAAATTGAAATCAGGTGAATTAACTCCTCGTAATTTTGCTGAATTAACAGCTGTTGATTTATGTCCTTTACGATGGAAAGCTTCTATTGAAAAAATTATTGAATGTGAAAAGAAACTTTATTCTAAAAGTGAAAGTGCAGCTATATTTATGTGGTGTTCAGCTTGTAAAAAGAAAACTAAGTGCGATTATTATCAGATGCAGACTCGTTCAGCGGATGAACCGATGACGACCTTTGTAAATTGCCTGGAATGTGATCGAAGGTGGAAGTTTTAAATCTAAATACAGGAGATTCTACATCAGATGGATGAATAATAATAGGATCTAATCCATTTGTAATTTCTGGTTTTTTTACATCAGGTGTTGTATTAGCAAACCTTTTCTTAAATTCTTTAATTATATTATCTGGAACTTGAGGACTTATTTCTGCTAATCTATCACATTGTTCACGAACCATTTTTAACATATCTTTTGCTGCAATACGTTCAGATCTTGGTAAAGCTAATTCAACTAAAATAAATCTATAAATTTTTTCGTATGTTCTTGCAGCCATACGATGAGATTCAGATCTTTTTGCCCATCCAAAAAATCCAGAAATAGTATTTAACGCAGCAACAGAAATACTAATTCCTCCAATTGTAACATTCGCAAATTGAGAATTTCTAAATAATGATTCTGAACCAAATGATCCTGCTCCTGCTATTGTAGATAAAATAATAACAGGAATTGATATATAGGTGTGTAAATTTGTATAATATTTCTCAGATTTAGAATGTAGCCATGTAAAACATAATGATCGTTCACCTTCGTCTGAAATAATTTCTTCTAATTGAGAATTCCAACTTACATGAGAATCAATATCCATTATTTTATACACACTAAATAATGGTACTTTGGATATATGATAAAGAACCTCCTAAAGATTCATATCAACAAAAACAATATGATAATCTATTTAAATTAACTAAAAATAAAAAAATTGCAAAAAATGGTTCTAAAATAATTGATTTGTTTGATGTTTTAAATAAAAATAAATCAAACATTAAAGATGCGGAAGAATTGAAAGATTCAATATTTTTAGACGAAAATAAAAAAGAACATTTTTTTACAACTGAACAATCAAAAAAAGTATTTGAATTTTTAAAAGGAATTAAAAAAGGTGGAGACTTACCAGTCGAACAAACAGAAGAATCAGGAAAAGGAGCATTAAATAAAATTATTTTAAGATATTTGAATTTTCTAAGAGCTTTATTACCAGAATCTGTAAAACAAACTTCTGATATACCTATAAATTTTATTCATACATTTTCATTGAACAATTTAGAAAAGATTCCAATTTATGGTCAGTTTCTTGGAATGTCTGTATCTGTTGCTATTGCTATAAATAAAAATGTAGCTAAAATGTTACAATCATATACACCTAAATTAGTTGGTGTTACTGGTCTTCCATTTGGTTCTGTTGTAGGTGAAGTTATTGGATATGTTATATCTTTAATTCCAATTTTTTTGAATGTTATGATGTATGTAAGTCGTGAAAATCTTGGAGAAGCATATACACAATCATTAGCAGCTATTCCTGTTGTTGGAACAGCTGTACAAGGTTGGGCAGAATCAAGTGATCGTTTATTAGAAGAATTGGGTGAAAAGAGATCATCTATGATAAGACAATTAAAAAATATTGCTATACTTAGCTGGCTTGGTAATTTTTTAGATATGGTTATAATTGATCCAAACTATGTTGGAAATCCAGAAGCTGATGCTTTAGCAATTAAACAAAAACTTAATTCATTTAAAGAACAAGCAAAAATAAATTTTGAAAATGCAAATAATAAATTAAAAAATCAATTAGAAAAGTATAATGAAAATCCACAAGAATATCGTAATGCTGTTAAAGAAAAGATAAAATCACGAATAAAACCAAAAGGCGGAAAGAGATTTTCAACGTATCGTAGTAAGAATAATAAATGGAAGACTCTTCGCAAATTAAAGAAATATTAAAACAATGGATTGAATTTGATGATGAACAAAGAAGATTACGTAATGAAATTAAAGCATTAAATGAACGTAAAAAAGAAAATTCTGAATTAATATTGAAATTTATGCGTGATAATTCAGTTGATGATTTTCATCTAGAAGGAAATGGACTTGGTGTTCTTTCTCGTAGTACAAGAACTACAAGACCTCCATTAAAAAGAAATGTAATAAAAACTCAATTACTTCTTCAATTTTCAGATCAACCACAACGTATAGCAGAAGTTTTGAGAAATATTGAAGGTGTAGCAGAAGGTGCAGATGATACATCTGTTATAGGAACAACTCGTGAATTACTTGTAAGAAAACTTCCTAAGAAACTTTAAGATTTTTTAAAGCTTCTTTTGCTGCTAATTGTTCGGCTTGTTTTTTAGTTGGAGCACTTCCAATACCTAAATGTATATTTTTTTCATCTACCGCAGCCATCATATACATATTTGCTGCAGAAGATAACATTATGTATTTAGGTGTCTGATGAAATTTTGCTTGATAAAATTTCTGTAATTGTTCTTTAAAATTACGATTATTTAAAAGAAGTTTAGGTATATTAATATGTTTTTCAATAATATCTTTAATAAATGAATACATAACATTAAAATTATTACTTGAATCTATCCAAAGTGCTCCTAGAAATGCTTCTAAAATATCTCCAAGTTTTTTAGTATTTGTTCTACCATTACAAACATCTTCATTATGACGAGAAATAATATAGAAACTATCAAGACCAATTTTTTGTGATAAGAAACCTAACATTTCATTACAAACAATATCTTTCTTTAAATCTGTAAGAAATCCTTCATTTTGTGAAGGAAATCTATTAAATAAATATGTAGATACAGTTGCTCCTAAAATTGAATCTCCTAAATGTTCAAGAGTTTCATAAGAGTCATCAAATAAACCTAGACAGTTGATAGGTTTATCTGCTAATTGAGTAATTTCACCTGTTGGAGTTGTATACTCATCTCTTTTTACATAAGATGAATGAACCATAGCTCTTTGATATAAACTTAAATTTCGAATACTGAAATTACAGTTATTTTGTTCAAGAATGTTTTGAATGTTTTCTTTTTCGAAAAGTCGATTTTTTGGATTGTACGGATTGTACATTATGCTTTGTTCTTTTCTTTTTTCTGTAAGTCCGTTTTCTACCTCCTTCACGAAACCTTTTCGTTCCTAAGTCAACTAACGCCTCGGCGGCAGCATCATCCTGTCTAGAAAGAAAATCCGGAATACGATCTTGATATAATTTAAAATTTGTATAGTTAAACTGAGCACCTTGGTTTTCTAATACTTGTCTAAACGAATTCAGATAAAAATTTTTATATTCATCATTTTCATCTTCAATAATTGATTTTTGATATAAATAATCTATATTTGTAGGAATAGATCCAAGTAAATTAGTCAAAACTGTAAACTTAACACTAAGAGTTTGAAAATATGTTATAAGTGGTTGAATTTTTCGAATTATACTAGTTCTAGCATTTTGTTTTTCCGCATCACTAAATCCAACTAGATAGTCTAAGAACGTATTTATTGCAGGTTCATTTGGCACAATATTACCACCCTCTGTAAAATTATTAAAATCTGGAGTTTCAAATAATTTAATGAATAATAAATCTGATTTTGCTGAATTACAATTTGAATGGGCTAAACTATAATTCATTGTAAGCAAATTATTATAAGTTTCACCAGTCTCATCATCAACAGTATTTAAATTTCCAGCAGGTATTCTTTCATTTATTATTCCAAAAAATAAAAAAGCTGCTGCTGCTGGAAGAACATGTTCACATTGTGGTGTTATACTTGTTATATTTCCATTTCTATCTAAATTTTGATTATTATTATTTAAAATAAGTTTATCACATAACCAACATTTCATACCTTGTCCAGGTATTAAACCAATCGATTTACATTGTTCTGCTGCAGATAATGATGGTTCTAGAATTTTTCTCCACGTATATGTTGTTAAAACTTTACATAATTCTTTTGATAATGTAACATTTTTTGTTGGATGATAAGATAATATTACTCTATCGTCTTCTGGAATACTTTTATGAATAAGTTTAATTAAATCTTTTGGACCAAAACTTTTAGGAGGAGAACCTGTTAATACAATAGGTTGTACTGGAGGGTCTATACGTTTCTTTCTGTTTGTGGTGGTTTTTATTAGTTTTTCTTTATTATATTTTATATCAAGTTGCGCGTCATTTTTTGCTTCTTCATTATCGAGAACCTTTAGAGATGGGGTTCTGATTCTCGACAAACGCTGTGCTGGTGCTGCTGGTGTTTGCGGTGGCCGCGATATTGTTGGTAATTCAAGTTCTTGTTGCATCCCAGTCTGTGCTGGTGCTGGTGGACCACCAAAAAGATTTCCAAACATCGACATTATAATCCTACTCCTTAATTATTCTTGTGAAATTGTATTCATCCGTAACTTTTTTAGATTGTTCTTTTAAAATCCAATCATAAAGTTCATCTGCATTTGCGTGTCCACCCATATGATTTATACAATTTTCTAAATGTTCTTTCAATTCCTTTTTTGATAATGACCATGGTTTTGGAACACCTGGTTTTTCAACTTTAATTGATTCATTATCACCAATTTTTAATGATTCTAATGATGAATATTGTGGTAGTTTTACTAGATCAGACAATTCCATCTTTACAATTCCTAAAGCATCACGTAAAATTAAAACTTGTTTATTTAGTTCAAGTCTCTTGTTATCCAATTCACGATATTGCTTGACACATCTTTTGATATCTTCTATTGCATCCATTTTATATTAAATTTTTCTATTTATAATTAATCCGTTTTCAATATAATGGATACAGAAGAAATTGAGAATTTACGAAAAGTTTATAATAAAGAACATTCAAATGAAACTCCTATTCCTACAGGAACTATACATTCTGTATGGAAAGAAATTAAAAAAAGATTACATAAAAAATGTAAGGAATCAACATCTCAATGTATTATTCATAGTATGATGAATAAACCAAAAGCTCCATCATCATGGACTAAAAATCCACATGAATGGTTATCTTCTATAGATATTGAAAAAGTAGAAAAACAATATTCAAAAGTATTTTCAAAATATTATTTTGTTGGTTGTGTTCCTATTGATTTTGGAAAAAAATCTTTAGTTGGTTCTTGTATTGTTAGTTCATTATGTTCAATGAATATTCAAGATTTATATAAAAAAGGAAAAACAAAAATAGGTATTGTATTTAATACAGATAAAAGTACTGGACCAGGACAACATTGGATATCATTATATACAAATATTGATCCAGCTAATGAATATGCTCAAATAACTTATTTTGATTCATATTCACAACAACCTGAACCTGAAATTTTAAAATTAATGAATACATGGAAATCTCAATGGGATTCTACAAAAATACATAAAAAACCAACAGAAATAAATTATAATAATACTCGTCATCAATATGAAGATTCTGAATGTGGTATGTATTGTTTATTATTTCATTATTGTTGTTTATTAGAAATACCAATGAATAAAAGGTTTCCTGATAAAGTTGTTAGAGAATTTCGTAAGCTTTTTTTTAGTATTGATGATAAGTAATGGAACAAAACATTTCACCAATGAGTATTGGTATAGGTATTGGAATTCTTTTATTAGCTTTTGTACTTTATAATTCATTTACACCATCTGAATCAAAAGCAGCATCTGTTGCTGAAAGTAATTTTAGTGTATATCCTTTAGTTACAAAATTAGCTCCATTAGGATGTCCTCAATCTGAACGTCTTTGTGATTATTATCTTGCTTCTTCATCATATTCTGTATTTCCTGCGGCAAAGATATATGATTATATAAGTGATTCTGTTATTACAGAAGCTATAAAAGCAGGTGTTAGATTAGTTGAATTAGATATTTATAGTGATTCAAATGATAAACCTGTTGTTGGATTAAAAAATCAAAAATTAGGTATTGATTATGCTTATAATACTGTTCCATTTGAAGCTTGTGTAAACGCTATAGGAAATAACGCTTTTAATTCAGTAAGTTCTGCTGTTTCAAGTGATCCTTTTATTTTAAGTTTAGTATTTCATACAAATAAAACAATTGTAATAAATGCCGCAGCAGAAATTTTGAAAACTTCAGCATGTAAAACTTTTATGTTAGATAAAAAATTTGGATATCAAAGAATTAATTTAGCAATTGAACCTATATGTAATCTACAAAGTAAACTAATTATAGTTTCAGGTGGATCTATGAAAGGAACTTTGATGGAAGAATTAGTTAATTTATCATGGTCTGAATCACATTGTAGAAGATTAACATATACTCAAGCTTCACAAACATATGATGCAGAAGAATTAATTGAATTTAATAGAAATAATATTACAATTGTAGTTCCTGATATTGGAGAAGATTTAGTTAATAAAAATCCTCAAATATTATTTACATATGGTTGTCAATGGATTATGATGAATTATGGGTCATTAGATAGTATGATGGAACTATATATTGGTGAATTTCAACAAAAAAGCACATCTTTAAAACCTGCAGCACTTCGTCCTCAAATACCTAAACAATATAAACAACCTGCTGTTGCTGATCCTAATTTATCATTTCAACCTATGAAACAAACAAGTCCTATCTATAAAATCACTGTTTAATTTTTTTATACGCGTTAAAATAAAATGTCAGATTCAGTAGCAACAGGAGGACGTCGTAAGACAGCATGGATGTTACACGTAGAAGCTAAAATGAAAACTATGAGTGGTCAAAAGTCTAAATTAGGAAAGAAATGGTTTTCACATGTTCTAAAAACTGCGAAAAAAACTTATAAGAAGTCGGATGGTGGAAAGAAAACTCGTCGTAGTCGCAAGTAAATTATCTCAAAAAAAATTGAATATCTATAACATATAAAGAAATGGGAGGTGGTTTATTACAACTCGTTGCTTATGGCGCACAAGATGCATATCTATCTGGAAATCCACAAATTACTTTCTGGAGAGGCCTGTTTAAGCGTCATACTAACTTTGCTATGGAACCCTTTCGTGTAAATTTAACCGGACAAGCTTCATGGGGAACTAAACATTCAGCTATTCTTGGTCGTCATGCTGACCTTGTTTCTTCTTGTTATTTAGAAGTTGAATTGGATACTATTGATGCACTTACGTTTCCTATTCGTTATGGTCCTAATGATACTACTTCTACAAATAAAACTCAAGTCAAAGCCGCGTATAACCTTTTAAGATATGTAGAACTTGATATTGGTGGACAAATTATTGATAGATTATATGGTGAATGGATGTACATTTGGACTTTATTGACACATTCAATTGATAAACTTATGGCATTATCTGCTGGATTGTATGATACTGGTGTAGCTTCAAATACTTGTGGTATTGACGGAAGACCAGTTCTTGGTAATTCTTATCATATCCCTCTTCCTTTTTATTTTGCTCGTAATCCAAGTGCAGCTGTTCCTTTAATTGCTCTTCAATATCATGAAGTAAAAATCAATATTATGTGGAATAAGACTGAAATTGTTCAAAAAAACAATAGTACTGGTGCTGCTAAATCTAATGGTCCTCGTCAAGCTAATTTGATTTGTGATTATGTATACTTAGATGTTGAAGAAAGACGTCGTATGGCTCAAGAATCTCATGAATATTTAATTGAACAAACTCAATATAATGAAGATAAAGGAGTTACAGGTGCAATGATTCGATGTGATTTAACATTTAATCATCCTGTAAAAGAACTTGTATGGGTCGTCCAAAATTCAGCACTTGGAAGTTGCACTCTTGGAAACGCACAAGGTAGTGGCACCAGAAGATTTGATCCTCTAGATTTTACTGAAAATGCAATGTATAGTGCTAATCTTCAATTAAATGGTCAAGATAGAATGCAGACTTTATATTCTCCTTATTTTAATGCTGTTCAAGTTTATCAACATCATAGTGGTGGATTTCTTTTACCAGGAGTTAATGGTGCATATGGTGGTATTTATTGTTATTCATTTGCTCTAAAACCTGAAGAACATCAACCTTCTGGAACATGTAATTTCTCAAGAATCGATAGTGCCACATTAGTTATGACGTTGAATGGATCAACTCCTGTATCTCTTGCTGATACACAGAATTATGATGTTCGTGTATACGCGATAAACTATAATATTTTACGTGTGATGAGTGGTATGGGTGGATTAGCGTATTCTAATTAAAGTTGTTAATAAATAATGGAAGTAGATAAACTTCTTATAATAGCTCATCCTGATGATGAAGTTTTATGGGGAGGTATGAATTTAATATTACAATCAGGATGGTTTGTTATTTGTTCGACACATTTAAACGATCCTGTAAGATCCGTTGAATTTTTTAAGACTATGTCATGGTCTAATGTTACAAAATATATAATGTTTGATGTTAAAGATGAATATACAGAAGATCCTGATGAAGCAGAAAAATTATATCGTGGATCAACATTTGAAAAAGCTTTAAAAGAATTTTCAAAACATTCATGGAAATTAGTTTTAACACATAATGAAATTGGTGAATATGGTCATGAACATCATCGTATGGTTCATACATTAGTAAAAGAAAATTTTAAACAATCTAAATTTTTTAAAGTTGGTGAACATCTTTCTACATTATATACAGATCTTAAAAGAGAACTATTATTTTTTTATAAAGCTACACAATCAATATGTAAAAAAATATATAATAAAAAAGGAAATACATTAAAAGTATCTGAAAGAGAGCATTTTTTTAATGAAACTTTATATGTTCCATTAAATCGTAAAGTTTCTAATATAATTCATCAAATATGGTTTGGAAATCCATTAGATAAAACAAGTGTTCGTTATAATCTGATGAATGGAGTTCAAAATGTAGCTGAACGTAATGATATTGTATATAAATTATGGACAAATAATGATTTAAAAGAAGAAAATTTCCCTTTAACATTTCATTATATACAAAAAGCTATTGAAATAGGAAAAGAATTAGAACAATCAAGATTTGCACAAGTAGCTGATTTAGCTAGATATGAAATTCTTCATAGATTTGGTGGAATATATCTTGATTCTTTATTTGAAATTAGTGATGAATTTTGTAAATATATACAAAAACATTCAAATTTTGAATTAATTGTAGCAAATGAAGATCCTTGTGGATTAAAATGTAAAGGTGGTCCAGGACATTATGTTTCAAATGGATTTTTTGCTTGTATACCTGGGTGTATAAATTTAAAAAGACTTCTTCATCCTGCTAGTTTAAATGATATTGATTTCTATAATGTTCGTATTAATCAAGAAACTGGACCTTATTTTTTTCGTAAAGGAATACGAACACGTGATAAAGTACATGTAATTGATACAGATAAAATTTATCCTTTTATGGTGAATGATTCTGAATATAGACCTGGTGAAATTAATCAATGTATTTCAGAAGATGATAAATTAATTCATGATTGTTTAAAGAAAAAATATCCTAAATCATTAGCTGTGTATCAATCAGGATTTGGTGGATCATGGAGTTGGTAATTATTCCATTAAAATATCTTCTAAATTTACATCACCTTGTTCGGCATCTTTTTGTTCTTCTAATAAAATACGAGCATTTGCAGCATCTAAATCTGCTCCAAATACAGATTCATCTTCAGCTCCTTCAGGTAATTTTGTTTCATCTACTAAAATATCTACAAATCCTGTTCCACATGGAGGTTTTTGCCCAAACATAATATTTGCTGAAACTCCATTCATATTATCAAATTCTGCTGATAAAGCTGCATTAAATAAAATCTTAGACGTTTCTTCAAAAGATGATTTTGCTAAAACTCCATTTTCACCTTTACTCATACCAAATCTATTTGCTTCCATAATACGACCAAGATAGGTCATAGTATCTACTAATGTAATCATGTGATGATAATTTACTGTTTCACCACCTGCTTTAAATACTTCACTAAGTTCTTCATATAGACATACTCGAGCAGTTTCAATACCAAATACATTCATAATTTCATGAATATCATTTGAAAATGAACGATAAGGATCAACACCTTCTATAATTGAAAGATCTAATAAATTACTTCCTTCAGCATCAAGAACATATTGTTTTATAGGATTATATCCACCAATTTTTTCATCATAAATTAATTCATCATTTACTTCACGCAAATATACTCTTCCAATTCCATCAACACCTGTTAATACAGTATCTAATAATTTATCTTCAATAAATCTTAAAGACAAAGCATTCTTAACAATATCTTCTGTAAATACAATTCTTAATACAATTTTATCAGGAGAATTTGTATCAGAATGTACACATTTAAATACACGAAGAACTTTATTCTTTTCAATTTTACTTTGAATTAAAGTCATATCAATAACATGACGAGCAGCCATTTGTAGTTTATCTAATTCAAGTCTCATAATCCATGGTGAAGTACATGATACTCCTTGTGTCATAGAAAATTTCTGATATGATTCTAAAATATCACGATCTTCTTGAACAACTGTATCTGTAGATAAAGGATTTGGATCATAATAAATACGAACAGATTTTGTTATATCTCTTAAAGTAGTTTTTTGTATATCTCTTAATTTTGCTAATGTTAAATCTTGAGACATAGATATATTAGAATCTAAATAAACTACGTTTGCTGGATTTTTAGGATTTGGTGATGCGCTTAATAATTCAACAATACGAGGAACTCCTGCAGTAGCATTTGCCTTTGCTGTTCCTGCTGAATGGAAAGTATTTAAAGTTAATTGTGTTGTAGGTTCACCAATAGATTGTGCAGCTAAAGTTCCAACCATTTCACCAGCATGTACACGCGCTTTCATATAACGAAATGAAATTTCTTTTATAAGTTCATCAAATAATTGTTTAGAAAATCGGTGAACAAGAATAGACTTTTTAGGTGCTAAATAATATCTTAATAAAATATGAAATAATTTATTATGTTCTAACCATGATTGATTACATAATTTTTCAAGTTCACGAACTACATATTCAGGAGTCAAATCAGTTTTTGTAGAATATGGATTATTATATTTTTCAACTAAAGTTCTTAAATTTACAGGAGATGTTACTGTTGATTTCTTTTTAAACATAAACACATTTTTTACTAAATCTTCACGATCAATAAGTAAAGTTTCTATTAAATCAGGAGGATTTTCTTCAATATCTCCTTTTACAACTTTTTCACAATCAGATTTTGTAAAAGCAAATTCTCTATAAAGTTGTTCTAAAGACATAACACCTAATTCAATTGGAACAATTTCTGTAGAAACACTATCAATACCATCACCACCATAATGATATTGAAATATAGAACCATTAGCATTACGAACAGTTCCATCATATTCTACATGTAAATCTTCCATAGTTTTAACAAGTCGTCTTTGAATATATCCAGAATCTGAAGTTTTTACAGCTGTATCAATCAAACCTTCACGACCACCCATAGCATGAAAGAAGAATTCTGCAGGACGAATACCTGTTATAAATGAATTTTCTACAAATCCACGAGATTCTATTCCATCATCAAATCTTGGAAAATGTGGTAATGTTCTATCACGCAATGAATATTGAATACGTCTTCCAGCTACTTGTTGTTGTCCAAGAAGACCAAGCATTTGAGTAATGTTTAGATTGGATCCCTTTGCTCCTGAATCTACCATTTGAACCATACGATTTTCTTTTGGTAAACTTTTCATAGATGCTTCACCAATACTTGCTGAAACAGATTTCAAAGCATTAAATATTTGATTTTCTAATTCTTCACCATCTGCTCTTCCTGAACTATTTAAGAAAAGTCCTGAATGAACACTTGATAAAATATTCATAACTTCTTGTCTACCTTTTTGAAGTGCTTCTAAAATATACTCTTCAGTTTCTACATTTGTAGCTAAATCGGAAGGACCAACAGAAAATCCTGTAAACAAATTAAATTTAGTAACAATATTTTGAACATCATTAATAAATTGTCCAGCTCTTTCAGGACCAAATTCTGAATATATCATATGAACTAATCCATCTGAAGTTGTTGCAAATGCACCTTTATTTAAAATTCCTTTTACTAATTTTCCATCTTTTATAGTTACTTTTCCATTAAAATTTATAGCAGGAAGTGTTGTAGAAAATACATCTTGACCTGTAAGATAATCATTTTTTCTTTCATATGAAGATAGAGGACGTTTCATTCTAGCCATAATATTCATAGCAATATGTTCTGGAATTTTTACATTTGGCTGTGAAAGACGATATACTCCTGTTTGTGTATCTTGAAATACTGATATGATTGCAGCATTTGTTCGTGGAGATACAATTTGTCTTAAAACACTGGCTAAATATTTAATTTCAGAAGCTGATGTAATACTTTGAGGAACATGCATATTCATTTCATCACCATCAAAGTCTGCATTATAAGGTTTTGTAGCAGATACGTTTAGACGAAATGTAGAATATGGTAAAACACGAATACGATGACATTCCATAGAACCTTTATGCAAAGAAGGTTGCCGATTAAATAAAACTACATCTCCATCTACAAGATGACGATGTACAATATCACCACCTTTTAAATCTATTGTTTCAGGATTTACAAATTTTAAAGATATAGGTCTTCCATCTTCTTTTAAGAATACAGATTTTGCTCCTGGATATTTACCTGGACCATTACGAATATAAGACATTAGACGATCACGATTATAAACTGTAACTGTCTCTGGAAAAGTTAAATTCATAGCAATTTCTTCAGGAACTCCAAGTTCATCTACATCAATATTTGAATCAGGTGTAATAACAGAACGTGCTGAGAAATCTACTCTCTTTCCCATCAAATTTCCTCGAACACGTCCTGTTTTTGCTCCTAATCTTGATTTTAAAGTTTTTAAAGGTCTTCCTGATCTTTGTGAAGCAGTAAATCCTTTAATATCATTATCTACATATGTTGCTACATCAAATTGTAAAATATCTGTATAATTTTGAATAATATCTACTGAATCACCTTTATCTATTTTATTACGTAATCTTTGATTATTTCGAACTATATCTATTAATTTATGTGTTAAATCATCTTCCATACGTTGATTATCTTCCATTATGACAGAAGGTCTTACAGTTAATGGTGGAACAGCAAGAACAGTACATATTAACCATTCAGGTCTTGAAAATTTAGGATTAAATCCTATAAGTTCAATATGACGATCACTCATACGCTGAAAACATCTTAAAACCATTTCAGGCTGAATACGTATTTTCTCTGAATCTTCTGAATATGTTACACCTTCTAATGTAGCAACAGTTCCCATAACTTTTTCAGCTTTCTTTAGAACAGGTGAATTACAATGAGGACAAACAGAATTTGATTTAAGTTCTTTTGTTGTTTTAAATACTGCAGTTTTTTCACGAATCGCATTGAAACGATCCATACCTGTAAAAGATTTTTCAATTAATTCAAGTTCTTCATCAGGTAAATAAGGATTTGAACATACGATACATACATTTTGTAGAATTTTTTGAATTGTTTCAAGAAATTGATAAAGATATACAGGTCTAGCTAAAGTAATATGTCCAAAATGACCAGGACATAATAAGTTTGTTTGTTTACATGTTGGACAAGTCTTACCATTTTCAATAACACCAAATCTTGAATCAAATACACCTCCTGGAAAAGGAAGTTGACCTTGATATGTTTTATCTGTTATAACTTCAACAACACTGCGAGATAGAATATCTTCAGGGTTGGCGATTCCAAATTGAACTCCTATAATTGTATCACCCATTCTTGTTATTATTATTCATACGTTTAGATTGTTCCATTTTTAAGCACCGATTGTAACTTTTAAAGTTTTTTCCCAAAAATCATCATCATTTATAATTTCAATAACAATTTTATCAGAAAATTCTTCTCGTAATTCAGATACCCATATATCAAATTCTGGACCCATACGCTGTCTAAATTTTCCTTTATCTTTAATTTTTTTAGATTTTAATTCTATAAAGACTTTATAAAAGAATTTTTGAGTTGTGTTTGGTTCTTCAGAATCATCTTTCATTTCTCTTAAAAGTTTATACCATTCTTCCATTTGTTATAATAAAGAGAATGCGTCTAAAAACAATTCGTAGATCGCATAAAAAAGAAAAGAAATGGGATGCTGTATTTGAGACAGATAAAGGTAGTCAAAAAATAGTTCCATTTGGACAAAAAGGATACTCTGATTTTACAAAACATAAAGATGTAACTCGTAGAGCTAGATATTTAAATAGACATTCTGGAATGGGTGAACATTGGAATAAACCTGATACACCTGGTGCATTATCAAGATGGATTCTTTGGAATAAACCAACTTTCAAAGCTTCTTTAAAAGATTTTAAGAAACGATTTGGTTTATAAAAAACGGATTTATTATAGAGAAAAGTATATTGTATAAGACTTCAAAATGGACAATATACCGCTAGACGTAATAAGATATGTAATTATGCCAATGTTAGATTATGATGCTCGTTTAAACTTAAATATTTCATTAAACCCAGAAGATCGTTATTCACTTTATAAATTTAGTCAAAAAAGATTATTAGAGCATGAACGACATGTATTTGTACAAAAACAAAGAATAAAATTGAGTAAAATTGAATCGGTCGGCATCTTAGATAGTGAAAAAAGACGCGAGCTAATTTTAGATTTATTTGAGTTATTAAAACAACCTTCACATAAATTATTATTTAATAATAAAAATTATGCATCTGTATATGCTCTAAAAATGAAAGAATTTTCGGAATATACATTAACCGATTCAAAATACAAAAAGGAAATTCAAGATTCTGTTGCATTTCTTTCAAAGAATATTCCTGTATATGATGTTCCATATCAACTAGAATGTAATAAACCTATTACTGCTTTTGATGAAGCATTTACATATAAAAAGAATATATAAAATCAGTAGCTTGGCCGAGTGGTTTAAGGCGCAGGTCTTAAGAACCTGTGGAGCAATCCTCGTGGGTTCGAATCCCACAGCTACTACTCTTCCGATATGGTGTAACGGTTAGCATAAGGGGCTTTCAATCCTTAGACCCGGGTTCAACTCCCGGTATCGGAATTCGACCTAAATCATGTCGTTAAACTGATTTTTAAGGCCTCATCGTCTAGTGGTTAAGACAAAGGGCTTTGAACCCTTAAACCCCAGTTCGATTCTGGGTGGGGCCAACAGAAACCACTTTCGTAAGGAAATCTCCCAACGAAAGTGTTTTTTCACTTTCAAAATACATACTGGCTACTCGATTATAAGAATGAATATAAAGAAATATTGTTGTTCCAATAACAATTGGTAATAATTCCATTATTAAATTTTAAAGTGTATATATCCATTTCTTAAACGCCAAAATTTAGACGACATTGAATGTCCAAAAAAAAGGCTTTCAAAAGATGTTCCTGTCCAATAACGTCTTCTAATTCTATCTGGGATTAAAGATCCAACATATTCAGGACCTTTTTGTTTAGCAATAACTTTTGAATTAATTTGAATTTTTCTTATACATTCAAGAATATAACTTCGTTTCTCATCCATTTTAAGTTGTTGTTTACGAGTTTTAATAAATTCTTCTATATCTTTCTTTAATTGTTTTTTTGAATCTGTATATTCTTGAGTTGAATCTTTTAATTCATCTAATAAAAACTTTATATCAGGATCTCTTTTAATTTCTGATAAATGTTTTCTTTTTAATCCTTGTAAAGTAAGTTCTGTAGAAGGATTTTTTTGATTACTACATGAAGGACATTTCTTTCCTTCAATACTTAAACAACGAATAATACAAGTAGTATGAAAAGAATGTCCACATTCTAATTTATAACATGTAGGTGTTGAATCTCTTGTATCATTAAAATTAATCATATCCATATTTTCTAAACATACAGGACATATATCCATGTTAAAAATGGATTTATTAATAATAATATTAAAGTGTGTAAGTCTTTACAAATGGAACCAAAAACTCGTCAAGAAAAAAAGAAGAATCAAGGTGAGAAAGCAAAAGGTAAAAATCTTCATACATCAAAAGGAACTCGAGTAAAAGAACAACTAGAAAATAAAAAACATAAAAGATAATGAAGTTCGGAAATTTTAATATATTGCCTATTATTTTTGGAATTGGTATGGCTGCACTTGATATTGGTATGATGAGTGTTGCTAAAATTACCAGTAAAAATCAATTACCATATTCTACTGGTCTTTTATTATCTACACTTATTTATGCTCCACAACCTTATCTTTTTCTAAAAGCTTTAAAATTTGAAAATATGACTGTTGTTAATTTAATATGGAATTTATCTTCAGATGTTTTAGTTACTTTAATAGGTGTGTTTTATTTTGGTGAAACTATTAAAGGTTTAAGATGGATAGCAGTTTGTATGGCTTTATTTTCTTTAGGATTATTTGCTTACACAGATTAATAAATTTTTACAAACAATTCTTCTAGTTCTTTTATAATCTCTCTTTCTTTTTCCTCCAACTTTATTTCTACATGTTTTTCCTTTATAAGATTTTTTTGAACAACCACTTTTATAATACATAACTTCTTGAACATAATCTTTATAAGATGGAATTTTAGCGTGTATTTTTTCAGATAATTTTTTTAATAAATCATACATCCATTTCATATAGGTTTTTTGATTTTCTAAATTTGGTTGAGTATCTGTTATATATTTTTTAAATGTTTCTTGTAAAGATTTAAATGGGTATTTCTCGGACAGAGCTAACAAAAATTTTTGCTGGACCTCCTTCTGTTCCTGGAGAGGAATGTCAGGATAATTCGAAGCTATTGAAAAAAGAAAGTCTCTTCCAGGAACTTTGGAAGGCTTTAAAGAATCGTATCTCTGTTTTATTTCCTCAAAAGAAGGATCAGGTCCAGGATTTATCACCAGTGGATCGTCGACACATTGGGAACGTAATTTGTGATTAACTTTATTATGAATATCATATAACCATTTTCCAGGATCACCTTTTAAAGGTAATTCTTTCACATATTGTGCAGTAGATTCTCTACAAAACTTACACGGCAAAATATCTTTCATCATTTCAAGAATTTTTTCAGGGTTTGTCGACTTAAACGCAATCAAATGAAAAAGTTCCCATCCACTTGGACCCCAATATCTAGTATCGAATCCCATTTTGATATCTATTACTTATACACTATAATAATGTTAGGTAAAATTTATAAAATAGAAGGAGGGAGTAAATTTTATATTGGTTCTACGATCCAAGACATCACAAAAAGATTTAAAAATCATAAATCAAAATCAAAAGAAAATAAAAGGTCTAATACCCCATTGTATAAACATTTCAATGAAATTGGTTGGGAAAATGCTACAATATATGTTATAGAAGAATTGAATATAATTAATAAAATTGAATTATTAGAAAAAGAAAATGAAATTATAAAATGTCATTTAAATGACCCAAGTTGTCTAAATTCAAATCTTGTAAAAATTACAAAAGAAGAAAAGAAAGAAAAAGATAAAAAATATGCAAAGTTTAGACGCCAAGAAAATCCAACAAGAGAAAGAGAAAGGTTAAATAAATGGAGAGAAAATAATCCTGAAAAGAGAAAAGAGCAGACTAAACGATATCGTGAAAAAGAAATATTAAGGTAAATATAAAATGAATACGGATATTACTACTATCGCGGTCGGATTTTACTTTGGGACAGTTTTAGCTCAATTCTTTACTTCTTTTACTCGTGATTTGATAACTCCTATTCTTGGTGGAGTTTTACCTGGTGCTCAACAAACATTAGACAAGGTCGTTATTTCTGTTGGCTCTGTAAAGGTAGATGTTGGTA